TTGTCCGACTTCCTCACGCGCCGCAACGGCACATGGCATTTTCAGCGGCGCGTGCCAAAGGAATATGCGTCGCTCGATCCACGCGGCGTGATCCGGCACTCGACCAAGATCAAGATCGCAGAGGATCGCGCCGGCCGTCGTGCCGGCGTCGTCGCGGATCGCCTCAACAAGGAACTCGAAGCGTACTGGCGCGGGCTCGCGAGCGGCCGACCGAAAGAGGAACTGACCAGCTACACCGCGGCGCGCCAACGCGCACGCTCTCTCGGCTTCGACTACATCGACAACGCGGCGCTGCTTCAACAGCCGTTCGAGGTCCAACTGGCGCGCGTAGAGGCGCTGGGGCAGAACGGCGCGGTCAACGATCCAATCACGCGAGCGGCCTTGCTGGGCACCGCCAAGCGCCAAGTCCCGCTGATCTCCCAAATCTTCACCGAGTATCGAGAAGAGGTCAGGGAACAACTGCTCGACCTCTCTGAGGATCAGCTTCGCATTTGGACGAACGGCCGCACGCGGGCCGTGGAGTCGTTTCTGGAAGTGATCGAGAAGGACAAGCCCGTCACCGAAATAACGCATGACGACGCCCTCACCTATCGCGAGCACTGGCGGGACCGCGTCATCAACGACGGGGTCGCGGCGAAGACCGCAAACCGGCAGATCGGCCAACTCAGCGGCATGCTCAAGGAACTGAGTATCGTCCGTCGCCTCGGGCTCCCCGACTTCTTCCATGGCCTGCGGTTGAAGGGCGAGACCGAGAAGGACCCGACGCCGTTCGAGACCGACTTCATTCAGAAGCGCATCCTGGCGGAAGGCGCGCTCGACCGCCTCAATGAAGAAGCTCGGATGGTGATCTATATCATCGCCGACACCGGCCTGCGCCCTTCCGAGATTTTGAACCTCAATGCCAGCACGATCTTCCTCGACGCGCCGATCCCATACGTCAAGGTGCTGCCGGACGGCCGCCGGCTGAAGACCGAGCACAGTGAGCGTGAGATTCCGCTGGTCGGATGCGCGCTGCCGGCGATCAGGAAAATGCGCGACGGCTTTAAGCGATATCACGACAACTCGTCAGGCTTCTCTGCCGCGGCGAACAAGTTCATGCAAGAGAACGGCCTGCGGCCGACGAAGGACCACACCGTCTACTCGCTGCGGCACAGCTTCAAGGATCGGCTCGTCGCGATCGAGGCGCAGGATAGCTTGATCGATAGTCTGATGGGCCACGACTCGAAGAAGCCGAAATACGGCAAAGGCCCATCGCTGGAATTGAAGCTCAAATACCTAAAGCAGATCGCGCTCACGCCTCCGAGGGCGTTGGCAAGGGCGCGGTGACCTTGTCGAGATCGATGCCGCGGACCCGGTACTGATCGAGGATCACTTCTCGAACGACGGCGCAGAGGTCATCGAAGGACCGAAACGTCTTCGCGCCCTGTAGAGCGTCGAGCAGTAGCGCCGCGCGATCGATCTCTTTCGCGCGATGAAGGCCGCAGCCGAGTCGGTGGTTGATCGCGCGCGCGCGAACAGCGGTCGGATTGAGTGTCATGCCTACTGCCCTGCCCCGATCGCCAGAGGCGTAGCGCCCTGGCCCATGAACGCTTGCAACCTCTCCCTGGCGCGCTGCCGCACGTCGGATTTGCTGCGCAGTTCTTCCAGCTTCGCCTCGAAGGATTCGTACATCGGAAGATGCACGTCCCCCTCGATTTCGAGAAGATACGCCAGAACGAGCAGCGCCCGCTCGACGCGGTCGATCATTGACGGCGGCGAACCGCCGTCAATGAGTGCGACCTGATGGTTAGTGGTGTCCATCAGTCCTTACTTCGCGTTGGCTTCGTCGGTCAGATTCACGAACGGCACCGCGCCGCCGGTCATCCGCGGGAGCGCGCCGTTCCAGCGATCGAGGGCGCGGTACTTCACAAGCTCCGGCGTGATGCTCGACGAGACCAGCCGGTTTGCCTCGGCCTCGGCCTTGGCCTTGAGCAGCACGCTCTCGGCGGTGCCGCGCGCCTCGGCGATCTTCTTGTCCGCCTCGGCCTTGGCCTGCTGAATTTCCTGCTCGCGCTGCAAGGTCAGTTGATACGCCTTGTTCTTCTCGTCGATCGCCGTCCGAACCTGAGACGGCAGGCGGATTTCACCGATCAGGTACACCTTCTCGACGATGATCCCCTTCGGAGCGGCGTCACGCCGAACGTCGCTCTCGACCGCATCGACCAGTTCGTTCTTCCGCTTGCCGTAGACCTCGTCGGCTGACATCGCCGACGCCTTCTCGTTGATGGCGTCGCGCACCATGTTGCGCAGATAGATGTCGCTGATCTCGTCCACACCCTTGCGATAGGTCTGGAAGAGCGTCGAGACCTTGTCCGGATCGACATGGAACGAGATGCCGAAGTCGGCATCCATCACCATGCCGTCCCTGCCGGTCTGGAAGGTGATCGCCTGACCGATGTCGTCGTGCGACTTGCGCGCCCAGGTGTCGTTCTGAGTGAACGTCGGGAAGACGAACAGTTCCTCGTTCCATCCGATCCAGTAGCGGCCGACGCCGACCGTCTTTTCCGAGACGCCCTTGTTCGACCCATAGAGATCGACGATCACGCCGACGTTGCCGGCGGGGACCTTCGAGCACGCGCCCAGCATGACGCCGAGCAACAGCATCGGCACGACGCGCTTGATGATCCGCTTTGCATCCTTGGTGCGACGCCACATGCGGGCGAGTACCAGCATTGCGATCGGGACGAGCAGGATCATGGCGACGCCGAGCATCACGCCTTCGTCGCTCTGCGAACTGATCAGCTTGGGTCCGAAGATGCCGAACACGCACGCCAGGATCAGCCCAGCGCACACCATGAACAGATAGGTCGGGTAGTATGACGGTGACTTCATTTCTTCCTCTGCTTGGTAGTCTCAACGCCACTGCGGCGGTGATTAGTTTGCGGCGGCACTCGCCGCCTTCGGCGCTTCGATCCAGTCGATGAAGCGAATCTTCACGCCGGCTTCGAGCAGCATGGCGCGCGCCAATTCCATCATGTCGCCCCACTGCGGATCGCTGGGATCGGACTTCACTCCGACGACATCGGTGATGCCCGCCTGAATGATGCCGCGCGCACAATCGGGGCACGGGAACCACGGCAGATAGATCGTGCAGCCGAACGTGCTCACGCCCTTCGCCGCGGCATTGAAGATCGCGTTCCGCTCGGCGTGCTCGGTCCAAAGGTACTTGACCGGCTTCCCATGGCGGTAATCGATGTCGTCATTGATCCCCCGCGGGAAACCGTTCCATCCGAGCGAAACCAAGACCTGCCGGTCATCGACGATGACGCAACCGATCTTCCGGCTGCGATCCTTGCTCCACTCGGCGACGTGCTGCGCGAGGGACATCCAGCGCCGATCCCAATCGCGCGCGCTCATGACGGCTCACCCGTCAGTTCGACGCTGCGACGGATGCGGCGAGCGCCCGCCATAACGGCGTCGAGGCGCATGTCGATCTCGAAGGTTCGGAAGCGCGCATCAAGCAGCGCCAGGGCAATGTCCTCGACGGTCAGCTTAGCGCTGCGGGCGATGACCGCCTCGATCATGTTGCGCGTGGTCGCGTCATCGACGAGCGGCGTGTCAATGGAGGGCATTGGCTTGTTCCTGGCTGAAGAAGGCGTGCTGGTCTGGATGGACGACGGGGCGCTGCTTGCGCTTGCCGCGGAAGCGAACCGGCCGGATGGCGGTCGGGTCGCGCAGGAACGGAAACCGTTCGTGAATGCCGGTGACGATCTCGACCAGCGCCAGGATCGTCTGCGGCATGGTGAGACCGAGCTTGTCTGCGATCGGCTGAAGCTCTGCCCGAACCTCGTCGGGCAGAGCCTTGGCGCGCGGCACGGCGACGAAGTCCCATCCCAGGAAGCCGAGCACGGCTTCCAAGGATTCGAGGCCGGGCCGGTTCTTCCGCCGCCACGCCTTGACCGAGGCCCGGCGGACGCCGGACCCATCTTCGACTTCGTCATAGGTGATCGCCAGCCGTGCCATCTCGGCGAAGACCAGCTTCACATGCGGACCAACGCGGTCCGGCATGGTGACCGTGCGCCGATTGGTCCTGCTCTTCTCGGGATGACGCCTACTCATAGCGATCCGCTCAGTCGTGCTTCGGCTCGGCGGCGAGGTCGGTCGAGATATTCATCATGGCGATTGCGCCGATCAGATCGGTCTCGGTGTCCGCCTTGAAGACGATGCGACGATTTGCGGGATCGGGATGTAGCGCGACATGCTCGGCCTTGAACGATCCCAGCATCGTCTTCATGAACTGACCGTTGATCCCGAACGGCGCGATCTCACCGTCGATCTCGGCCTCGACGACATCGACGCCGCCGCCGGTCTGACCGCCGACCGCCACCACGAAGCCCTCGTCCGATCCGGCGCATTGCAGCCGGTGGCCCAGGTCTTTCGAGGCGAACGGTTCGAGCAGAGCGACCGTGTTGATGCAGGCTTCGCGCGCGACGATCACGCGACTCTCGACGGGATTCGAGATCAGCGGCACGTAGTTCGGATAGGTGCCGACCAGCATCGCCGAGCAGAAGGTGACGTCGTCGGTCGTGAACAGGATCGACGAAGCGTCAACCTCGATCGCCACCGACTCGGCGCTTCGGAAGAGCCGCAGAGCGGCCGACACCGTATCCGCGCTCAGAATGACGCCGGGCATCTGCGCATCACCGCACGGCATGTCTTCGCTACCCTCGGGAGCATCGACTGACGCCAGGATCAGGATCATGCCGGTGGTGCCGCACGCCGCGAGCATGCGACGCCCGCCGATGTCGCGAACGTGCAGGAAGACGCCGGCCATCGGCGAGCCGGGCGTGTTCGACAAGGCTTGCGCGGTGTGGCCGAACAGACGGCCGAGATCAGCGCCGGAGAGCTTGAACGTCGCACCATTGACGGTGCGGTCGCGAGCCGGCCAGTCCTCGGCGGCGAGCGTCGGGAAGGTGACGCGAGAGCGACCGCACTTCATGATCATGTCGCGCTTGGCGTCGTCGATGGTGATGACCACTTCAGCGCCCTTCGGGAGGCGATCGACGGTCTGCTTCAGCTTCGCGGCATCGACGGTCGTCGCGCCCTGGCGCTCCATCTCGCACTGCCCCGACGCCTCTACCATCATGTCGAAGTCGGTTGACGCCACCGACAAGACGCCGTCGCGCGCCACGATCCGCGCGTTGTTGGCGATGATGGACGGCGAGTTCTTCGGCGCGCTCGATACGCCGCGCGTGACGATGTCGGCCAGACGGTCGCGATTGATCTTCAGCTTCACAGAAGGCTCCTATTGGTCTTGCTGAAATGATGGGCCTTGCCGACGTGCGATTCGCAGGCGGCGACGCTCGGGTACTTGGGATTCAGGTACTTCTCGATCCGCTCGATGGCGTCGCTGATCCATCCGGCGCGGATCAGCGCCTCGATCTCGTCGCCATGGGGAAGCTCGTAGGTTCGGGTGAGTTCATGCGCCTCGGCAATCTCACCGTCGCGAAGGTGGCGAGCGATACCGCTGAGCATGTCGTCGCTCACAGCGGGGCCTCGTCGCTCTCGCAGAGCACGACCATCTTGCGATAGGTCGGCATCTTGATCGGGCCGTCGATTGCGCGCAGTACGAACGGGCGGCGCTCGGCAATCGCGCTGTCGAGCGCGGCGTTCATGCCGCTCGACCAACCGCGATCCGTGTAGAAGACCGAGTAGTCCGCAACGCGACGCCACGCGAGGCCGAGCGCGATACCAAGCTCGCGCTCCGCGGGCACGAAGTCGTTCATGAACTGAGTGAATAGAAGGTGCGAAGCCTGCGGGCTCTCGCCGCGCATTGCGCAGTCATGCGCCGCCCGCCGCGCATAGGCGACGTTGGCGTTACGGTCGCCCGCGAAGGGCGACTCCAGAATGACGAGCTTGATGGTATCCGGCATGGTCCGTTGCCCTCCCGTGGCAGCAACGGACCATATAGGTGTCTATCCTTTAAGTCAACGGATAGCGACGGATGAAAATAGACTAGACCAATTCACAGGTAGCTACGATGCGATCCAGACGCTCGACCTTTTCTCTCGGAATGTCTGTCACCGTCTGGTCGCCCAACGTGCGGACACTCACCTTGTCTGGCGCGATAGTAACGACCTCTCGGATCGCCACTCTCTTGTCCGTCAGACGAACAACCGCGAACCCCCCATGCAGCACGGGTTTGCTGGGGTTGACGACCACTACCTCACCGATGCGGAACCGCGGTGCCATCGTGTCGTCTGGAACTGTTACGCAATATGAGCCGGGCGAATTGGTTATGGGGGAAGTCCACGGTACGCGACTCGAATCAAGGAGCGCGAAGAAGCCATCGAGATCGGTGAGGCCAATCTGATAGAGCGGAATTTGCCCATGCCCGTTGACCTGATTCGCTGTACCGGAGGCTGGAAACACGCCCATACGAGGCACATCCTGCTCACCGAAAAAATACGCAACGTCGGTATCGAGAACCTTGGCCAGCTTGGCGAGAGCTTCGCGCGTAGGGTTTCGCGACTTGTCAGCTAACAAATCGTTAACGTAGCTCAATCCAAGGCGGGCACGTCGCGATGCCTCGTTGCGAGAAAGGTTCGCGGCCGTCACCCGCTCTTCGACGCGAGCCTTAATTGTCTCGATCAGAGGATGCGCCTTACGCGCCTTATCCTCAGCAATCATTTTCGACTTCATTCTAGCAATCCCCCTACGCACTCTACTTAACGCCATGATCGTCTACCTCTTCATTTAGACGACGCTTGCCGCAGGTCAATGCGGCCACAATTCCCTGTTTCCAGCATAAGCGACGGATAGACTGATCTTTTGCCCGTATCATCCGTCGCAATCCGTTGACATTCCCAACGCGGTCCGTTAGATAAAGTTCAACGTGATCAGCAAAAAGTCACCGACTGATTCGGCATAAAGCCGGAACCGTGACGGATGTCAAGCGGCAGCGACGGATGAACTTGTCAGAACTCCCAAAAGCGGCGCTCGTCCAACGGATCGGCGACCTGCAACAGTTGCTCGATGACCTTCGTCAGTCGATGTCGATGGCAGGCTCCCTCCCCACGGAGTGGAAGCTGACGCCGAAGGAACGTGCGCTCTTCCTGGCGCTGATCCGAAACGACATCGTCACGAAGGATATGGCGAAGCTGATCCTCTACGGGACCATGCAGCGCCGATCGCATTCGGTTGACGTGTTCATGTCGCGCATCCGCCGGAAGACCGAAGACCACTCCGTCACTATCGAAACCATCAACCGCACGGGCTACCGGCTCGTCGATCGTCTGGTTTGGGCGAAGACTTTGAAGCTCGACGCCGTCGAGCAGCACTAGGGGAGCCATATGGCAGTTAGTCTCAAGAGCTTGAAGAAGAAGACCGCGGCTGAGCTTCAGCCGATTTTCACGATCTATGGCGTGCCGAAGGTCGGCAAGTCGTCGCTCGCAGCGGAGTTTCCGCGACCGGTCTTCATCCAGACGAGCGAAGGCGAGAGTGTTCCGGCCGGGATCGAGGCCGACACCCTCGAAGTGCGCAACTACACCGAACTGTGCGAAGCCATCGGCGCGCTGGTCAACGAAGAGCATGGCTTCGCAACCGCCGTGTTCGATTCGACGACCGGCCTCGAAAATCTGATCCGCGCCGAGGCGTGCGCCCGCAACGGCTGGAAGAACATCGAAGACCCCGGCTACGGCAAGGGCTACAAGGTCGCGGCCTCGATCTTCAACGAGTACATCGACGGCATCATGACGCTCCGGCGCGAGCGCAACATGGCTATCGTTCAACTCGGTCACTGCGACATCAATCGCTTCGAGTCGCCGACCACCGACCCCTACTCGCGATACCGCATCAACGTCCACAAGGATGCTGCCGATATCATCGAGGCGAACAGCGACGTGATCGCGTTCATCAACTTCAAGGCGTCGATCAAGAAGGTCGATGCGGGCTTCAACAAGGAAATGCGGCACGCCGAAGGTGGCGGTGTCCGCTGGATGTTCCTCGAAGAGCGCCCTGGCTTCATCGCCGGCAATCGCTTCGGCATGCCGGCAGAGCTTCAGTTCCGCAAGGGGGAAGGCTACTCGGCGCTCGCCAAGTACCTGCCGCCGGTCCCCGAAGCGGCCTGATCGACCGTCCGTATCGCCATCACATAGGAGAGCAACGTGGCAGCATTGGACTTCAACCTCGACGACGCGAATGAGAACGACGCTGAAGGCGGTGGCAGCGTAGTTCCGCGCGGTCGCTACACCCTTCAGGTCGTCGAAGGCGAAGTGAAGGACAACTCGAAGAAGACCGGCCTGCTCTACGAGTTCAAGGCCGAGATCATCGACGAGAACGAGTTCAAGGGCTCGAAGGTCTACGAGCGCATGAACATCAAGCACGAAAACAAGACCGCGCAGAAGATCGGCCAGGGCCAGTTGAAGGCCCTGACGCTCGCCTGCGGTCTGCCGCCGGGCTCGGTGAGCGACACCGACCAGTACCTCTACCAGCCCTTCATGGCCGATCTCGACATCGAGACCTACGAGAAGAACGGCCAGACCAAGGAACGCAACGTCATCAAGCGTTACATCCACGCCGGCAACGTGAACGAACCGCCGCCCTCGAAGGAAGCCGCGGCGGCCAACGACAACGTCAAGCAGCCGACCACGGCCACGAACAATAATCAGCCGGCGGCGAACGCTCGCCCGGCTCCGGCCGCCAGCGGCGGGCCGAAGACGATGCCCTGGCAGCGCACCGCCTAACCGGCGCGCCGCCACCACGCCGGGGCTTCGGCCCCGGTGACTACTTCGCCCGGCGGAAAGAGCGGCCGGAACCGCTAGACCAGCGGGGCTCGATGCGAGTTCGAGGACCGCCGGGCGAAGACCACCCTACCCCACAGACTGCAGTCAGCAACGCGCCCCTTCGGCGCGAACGACCGAGGCTTGCCTAATGGCCCCCCTTCCGAAGCTCGAAAGCGAAACGACCCTGGCGATCTATAACGCCTACGCCAAGTCTCGCGGTCAGGCTTGGGACTCCATCGGCATCTCGATCTCGATCCTGGGCGAAGAGTGTGAGCGCGCCCTTTGGTACGCGCTGCGCTGGGCCTCGAAGCCCGAAGTGATTGACGGCCTCAAGGCCATCACGTTCGAGACCGGTGACATTGAAGAGACGCGGCTGCTCAACGCGCTGCGCATGATCGGCTGCGAAGTGGACGACGTTGACGCGCGTGGCAAGCAGTATCGCGCCAGCGCAGTCGCCGGCCACGTTCGCGGCAAGATGGACGGCAAGGTGATCGGCCTCCCCGAGGCACCGAAGAAGTGGCACGTCGTCGAATGCAAGTCCATGAAGGACGAGTATTGGCAGAAGGTGAAGAAACTCGGTGTGCGCGAGGGTTACTTCGCCCATTGGGTACAGCTTAATACGTACTGCCATCTCTTCGGCTTCGAGCGCGGCCTTTACATCTGCCGCAACAAGAATACTGGAGAGGTCTACAGCGAGCGGATCGAGACCGACCACGTCGAAGCGATCAGGCTGCTAACTCGCGCCGAGCGCATCGTGAAGAGCGCCAATCCCCCGCCGAAGCTGCACGAAGACCCCGAGAAGAAGATGGCATGGAAGTGCCGCTCCATGTGCAATCACAAGGGGCTCTGCCACGACGGCGAGTTCGCGCGCGTGTCGTGCCGCACCTGCTTGCATGCGACGCCGGAGATGTTCGGCGACGCCGCATGGTCCTGCTCGCGCTGGAATAAGCCCTTGTCCCTAGCCGAGCAGAAGGCCGGATGTCCGGCTCACCTATTTCTGCCGACCGTCGTCCCTGGCGAACTCGTCGATGCGAACGACGAGGAAGAGTGGGTCCTTTACACGCTTTACGACGGCCGGGAGTGGCGGGACGGCGCGAAGCGCACGATCCGCTACTGGCACCATCCCGAAAGCGGATGCGTCTTCACCACCACGGCCGACGACCCCGATCCCGCCGATCCGCTTTGCGTAGAGCTTGATGCCAACGAGTTCGCCGAGCTTGCCGCCTTCTACGAACAGACCAACGGGGACAATGAATGACCAAGGATCATCCGCACGCGACGCGCTTCATCCAGGCGGGCCTCTGCCGGTGCAAGTTCTTCCTGCATGGCGAGTCCGGAATGAACGGCTTCGTCTGCGGCGCTCCGATCGACGAAGGCAAGTCGTTCTGCGACGAGCACCACCGCGTCGTCTTCCAGCCGTTGCCAGACGCGCCGCCGCGCTACCGCATCAACGACTACTCGGTCGGCGAGCGCAACGAGGACACGGATCACGAACCTGACCTGACGGAGATGCTGTCGTGAGGTTTCCGCTGATCTATGCCGACCCGGCTTGGACCTTCGAGACGTACAGCGAGGAAGGCAAAGAGCACTCGCCCGAGCAGCACTACGAATGCATGTCGCTCGACGAGATCATGAACCTCCCCGTCGCCGACATCGCCGCCGAGGACTCCGGTTGTCTCATGTGGGTCACCGATCCGCTGCTCGACAAGGGCCTCGAAACCATGAAGCGGTGGGGCTTCACGTTCAAGACGATCGGCCTCTACTACGTGAAGGTCGGGCGCGGCCTGCGGCCTCACGTTGGCATGGGATATTGGACCCGTGCCAACCCGGAGATTTGCATCTTCGGCACGCGCGGACGGCCGAAGCGCAAGGGCAAGGATGTCGAGCGCCTGATCCTCGATCTCGATCCGGACGAGCGCGTGATCCTGGCTCCCCGCGGTGAGCACTCGCAGAAGCCGCTGGAAGCATACAACCGCATCGAGCGCCTGATCGACGGCCCCTACCTCGAAATGTTCGCGCGGCACGCGCGGCACGGTTGGCACCATTGGGGCAACGAGGTCGGCAAGACCGGCGGCGTCCCGAACCTCTTCCATCTGCCGGGCTACCCGGCGACCGCATCCAACGACAACTCACTCTTCGGGGGGACCAATGCAGCATAACGACGCGCTCACTGTTATTCGCAACCAGATCGTCGAGTCGTCCATCAACCCGACGACCTCGGGTCAGAAGGCCGTCGATATCGAGTACGCGCTTGAACGCGCCGGCCTCGCTATCATCCCGAAGGACCTGGTTGTCCTGCTCGGGCTGATCATCTCTCGGCTGGGCATCGATAGCTACACGCTGCTTTGCTACCTGCGCGACCACGGCTTCGCCGAGCAGGTGCCGTTCGATCCGAGCTTGAACACCAGCGCGAACGACGACGCCATGCCCGGCGATCTGTACCTGAAGTACGGACCGGCTATCACCGCGATCATGTCGCAGGCGCGCGCTCACCTCGCGGGCGTTCTGCAATGAGCCTGACGCTTCGCGAATATCAGCGGAAGGCCGCTGACGCCCCGTTCGAGTATTGGGCCAACAAGCCCCAGGGCAACCCGCTGATCGTGCTGCCGACCGGTGGCGGCAAGTCGCTCGTCCTCGGCACGCTTTGCCAAGAGTTCATCCAGATCGAGCCGACGACCCGGATTGTGATGGCGACCCACATCAAGGAACTGATCGAGCAGAACTACGCCGAGCTAATGGGCTTCTGGCCCTGGGCACCGGCTGGTATCTATTCGGCATCGATCGGCCGCCGAGAGGCGCATATGCAGATCGTGTTCGGCGGCATCGCCAGCATGTTCCGCAAAGCCGAAATGCTGGGCCGGGTCGATGTCCTGATCATCGACGAAGCGCATCTCGTCCCGCCGAACGAGGCGGCGATGTATGGCAAGTTCATTGCCGCGCTGCGCGCCATCAACCCGAACATGCTGATCCTCGGTCTGACCGCGACGCCATACCGCCTCGACTCCGGTCTGCTCACCGAGGGCGACGACGCGCTCTTCGACGACATCATTTACGAGATCACGATCAAGGAACTGATCGATCTCGGCTTCCTCTGCCCGCTGACCTCGAAGGCGACTGCTACCGCCCTCGACGTAAAGGGCGTCGGCCGGGCTGGTGGTGACTTCAAGGCGACGGCGCTTCAGGCGGCGGTCGATAAGCATCCGATCACTGCCGCTGCGGTGGACGAGATCATTTCGTATGCGAACAGCAACGAGTCGCCGCGCCGATCCTGGCTGGTCTTCTGTGCCGGCGTCGAGCACGCGATCCATGTGCGAGACGAGATCAGGTCTCGCGGCTTTACGTGCGAGACGATCACCGGCGAGACCGAGAAGGGCGAGCGCAGGCGCATCGTCGAGGACTTTAAGGCCGGCAAGATCAAGGCGCTCACCAACGCCAACGTGCTCACCACCGGCTTCAACGCCCCGCGCGTCGATCTACTCGCGATGCTCCGGCCGACCGAATCCACTGCGCTCTATGTGCAGATGGTCGGCCGCGGCACGCGCTGCATGGGGAAGGACATCGAAGAGTCGATCCGCAACGGCAAGTCGGACTGCTTGGTGCTCGACTTCGCTGGCAACGTCCGCCGGCACGGCCCCGTCGATCGCGTGACGGTGCGGAAGCCCGGCAAGGGCCAGGGCGAGGCCCCGGTGAAGGAATGTCCTGAGTGCCATTCGCTGATCTTCGCCGGCCTGAGTGAGTGTCCCGATTGCGGCCACAAGTTCGAGCGCGACCCCGAGAAGAACATCAAGCAGACCGCCGATGCGGTGCCGATCCTGTCATCGAGTAAGCCGAATTGGGTCAAGGTGACGAGGCGATACTTCTACCGTCACGACAAACCCGGTGGCGTGCCAAGCATCCGCGTCGAGTACCTGTGCGGTGCGGTGATCCACAAGGAATGGATTTGCCCCGAGCATCAGGGCTTCGCTCGCGTGAAGTTCGAGAAGTGGTGGAAGCAGCACGGCGGCGGCGATGATGCTCCGTTCTCGATCGCTGACGCCATGGGGCCGCGCGCTCGCGATCTGAAGCAGACGGCCGAGATCATGATCAAGGCCAATGGAAAGCATTGGGAGATCATCGGCCGAAAGCTCGCGGACCCCGATCCGGCGCAAGAGCCGAATGGATGGGTAATGCCGCCGCGCGAGGAAGTGATGCGCCAGCATGAGCGCATCGTCGCGGCCAACCGGAAGCCCTGGGAGAAGCCGGACGCCGACAACGACAACCGGCGCGCCGTGATGCCGGGCGTCAATCGGCCGGTCGCTCAACTGCGCACCACGCCGCCCTGGGACACGAAGGTCGTACGCCCCGATTTCGACGACGACATTCCGTTCTGACGCCGGGGGTAACGATGGGGGCAATCGACAAAAAGCTGCGACGCAATACGTCGTACATCAAACTCTCCGAATACCTCAACGAGCAGGGTTACCGCTTTGAGCCTGTCCGCGGCTCGAAGCACCCCTATCTTCTTGTCGATGTCGGTGTGGGGGAGCCGATCAAGTTCTTCTTCCCGATGACGGCGAGCGATCGGCGGTCGGCGAGCAATGGCGTCGCCAGCATCAAGCGCGTGATCCGCGAACGACTGGAAGGGAGGGGACATGGCCCGGCAGTTCGACATTGAGCCGGTGTGCTGCGGCGTTTGTAAGCGTCAAGCCGAGGGCATCGGCTACGCGCCGAAGCAAGGCAAGCCCGTCCTCTGGCTCTGCCACCGCACCGAATGCATCTCTCTCGGAAAGACCGTCTTCCACATGAGTCCGAACTCGCTCACCACGTTTGAACGTCAGTCCCTCGAAGATGCCGGCGAAGCGGCCGGCAAGTACCTCGAAAGCATCGGCAAGTTTAGCCTCGCCGACCTGACCGAGGCCGAGTGGAATCACTTCTTGCGCACCGTGCTCTTCAGCTACGGCGACGCGATGCGTGAACGTCTGCTCGACTACAAAGCTCCCTTCTGAGGCTGACATGATGGAATCCCCGTTCGCGCAGGTCGGCCCCGCACTTTATTCGCTCGGCTACTCGCCGATCCCGATCATGCCCGGTGGTAAGCGCCCCGGCATCATGATCGGCGACGACTGGATGATGTTCAAAGGCTGGAACGAGTTTTGCGTTTCTCGGCCGACCCAATTCCAGATCAATCTCTGGTCGAAGTGGCCGAACGCTGGCGTCGGCGTCGCGTGCGGCCAGGGCTTGATCTGCATCGACATCGACCGCGAAGAACTGATCGACCCGATCATTGCCATCCTGCCGCCGTCGCGCGTGCAGAAGAAGGGCCGCAAGGGCGTGTCGCTGTTCTTCCGTGGCAACACCGAGAAGATCAGGTCGCGCAACTACCGGACCGCCGACCGCATCGGCCTGCTCGATCTGCTCGCCGAGGGCAAGCAGACCGTGCTGCCGCCGTCGATCCATCCGGACACGGGCGAGCCCTACTACTGGTCAACCGACGACACGCTGGAAGACACGCCGATCGGCGAACTGACCGAACTGCCGGACGATATCGCCGAGCAGATCGGCGAGGTTCTGAAGCCGTTCGGCTACGATCCCGACCGCGAGCGCGCCCAGGCGCCGGATGTCGAGTTCGCGGACACGGCGCACATCCACACCAGCGACTTCTTCCGCCGGCTGAATGAGGACGCCCTGGCGAACATCCCCGCTTGGGCGCCGAAGCTGGCGCTGCCCAAGGGCCGCTTCATGGGGCGGGTCTATCGCGCCGTCGCGCCCTGGCGCTCGTCCGGCTCTGGCCGGTCGGTCGGCAAGCGCAGCCCGAACCTCTCGATCTCGCCCGGCGGCATCGAAGACTTCGGAACCGGTGAGCGGTTCACGGCGCTCAACGTCGTCATGAAGGCCCTCGAAATTCCCGAGGCTGAGCTTGACGCGGCCGTGCAATGGCTGGGCGAAAACCTCGGCTATGACTTCGGCGTTGAGATCGACCTTTGGTCGAACCGAAGGGAACGGCCGGCGGTGGTCGAGACGAAGGTCGAGCAGGTCGTTCGTGAGTCGACTCCCGCCGCCGCTCCGGTGGTGAAGGTTGCCAGCGACGCCGCGGCCAACCGGATCGAAACGGAAGCGCCGGCACCGCCGGAGGACACCGTCGCGCTCGCGCTGCCGGCTGCTCCCGCCCTGCCCGCCACGACCGCTCCGGAGCCCGCAGGCGAGCCCGAGGATGCGCCGGAGGGCGATGACGAGGCTGATGCGCCTGCGCCGACGCTGGCCGATTTGGAGGCCCTGTGTCACGCGCCAGGGCTGGTTGGCGACCTGATCGACTGGATCGCAGGATCTTCGTCGAGCCCTTCGCGCCCGCTCGCGCTCGGGGCCGCGCTCACCTTCCTGGGGACGCTCGCCGGCCGTGTTCATGCTGGGCCGACGAACCTTCGCACCAACCTCTACGTCGTCGCGCTTGCGAACTCCGGCTACGGCAAGGAACACGCGCGAGGTCGCATCAACGCCCTGGCGATGGAGGCCGGACTCGATCGTTTCATCGGACCGGAAGGCTTCCTGTCCGATTCGGCACTCCGGAAGACCGTCGAGCATAATCCGGCGGTCCTGTGCCTCATGGACGAGTTCGGCGGCTTCATCAACAAGATCATGGATCGACGCGCCGGCACCCATCAATCGGGCATGCGCCAGATGATCATGCAGATGTTCACGACCTCGGCCAGCCGGTACGCCGGCATGGCGGCAGCGGCCGAGACGGCGACGCCGATCTGGAATCCGTGCCTCTCTCTGTACGGCACGACCACGCCACATGACTTCTGGCCGGCGATGTCCGGCAAGGGCGTAGCTGACGGCTTCCTGCCCCGCTGGCTCGTCCTGACGGTCCCCGGCGATCCGCCGGTTGACGTTCCCCTCACTGCGCCGTTCGACCCGCCGCACCGGCTCGTCGAGGACTGCCGCGCGGTGGTGACGCTGAGCCGGAAGGGAAATCTCCCGGCCATGTCGAACCAGCCAGTGAAACCGTTGCTGGCTGAGTGGGGTCCTGGCGCTGAAGACGGCTGGCGCTACTACCGCGACTTGTTCAAGGCTCGGGGTCGCGCCATGGCGCAGCAAGAGCTTGCCGTGCTGTGGACTCGGTCTATGGAGATCGCCCTTCGCATCGCCCATATCGTCGCGATCGGCGTCAACCCCGAGGCCCCGGTGGTCACGGCCGAACTCGTCGATTGGGCGGCGCGGCTGACGGAACTCTCGACGCGGTCCTGCATCATTGAGGTCCGCGACCGTCTGGCCTCGACGGAAAAGCAGGCCGAGTACCTGAAGGTGCGGCGTTTGATCAAGGATGCGGGTCGCGAAGGTCTCTCGCCGATCGCCCTCAAGCGCGCGATCAACGGCGAGTTCGATCTGATTCGCCTCGACAACATCACCAAGCAGCTTCAGGAAGCGAAACAGATCGAGTTCCGGCAGTACACTGGCGCGAAGGGCGGACGGCCGGGCTTTCGGTGGTTTGTGACGTGATCTGCGATCGAGACCGGGGGATGGCAGAGGCTGCGGCCGACGCCCTGCGCGGGACCTGCCACGGTCTCGCGCATCTCGGCGATGAGCATGAGACCCTGGCCGCATCGAGCGCGGCCTACACCACGCGGCTCGACGAGCTTGTCTTCGAGTGCGCGTGCTGCGGTTGGTGGTGCGACATCGACGAGATGTCAGACGACCCGGAAGTCTGCATCGACTGCTCCGACCAATAAAAAAGCCCGCCGTTTGGCGGGCTTCTTCGTTCTGGTGGCGATCCGGTCAGCCGTTCGGGCGGATGACGGCAACCTCGCTCCCGGCGGCCGATCCGTCGATCGGAACATCCTTCAGAACACTCTCTTGAACCTCGTCAGCGCGCTCGGCCTGCATCACGCCGGCTGTCGAGATGTTGGTCAGGGCCGTCATAACGCCCCCCCCATAGCTAACCGTCATCGCGCCGATCACGGCCGCTGCGGCGAGGGACGGGAGGCGGATCGCCTTCGCAATACGTTCCCGCCGAGAAGAACGAGCAAAGGCCCTCAAGGCCGCTGCGCATAGCGCGCTATCGCTCGGACCTAAAGTCGTCTCATCCCCACTGCTCAACACAACGGCCAGCGCGAGCGCGTCACCCCTGGTATTCACTTGGATAGTTCTCCTACATCGGGCATTCGCGCCACGATCTGTTTTCGATCGCGATGTGGCCTTCTGGCCTCGAAGGTCGCTACCGAAGTTCCGACGTTCTGCGTGATGCTTGCTGTCGGCGATTGGTTGGTTGTGTAGTTCTGTCCGCCGCCATCCGTCAACGACATTTTTGGCGGATAGGAATATTTTTCCACACTAAGGAACTCGGAACAGCCGCCTCGGTGGTCAACCTTAACAGCCGTTCAGGATCAACCTTAATGCCAAGTTCCCGCTGCTCGCATCACCTTCCTGCCGTAGTTAGTGCAGCGGGGCCGCGCGTAAATGCCACGCTGGTACAGGCTGATCCCGGCGCAGCCGTTGCCGCCAGCGCGTAGCGCCGCAAGCAAGTATTTCATCCCAGCGACCAACCCGGTGTGGCAGTCGTACAGGTTCCCGCGCACACCAACCTCTCGCGCGGTCGCTGGCTTGACCTGCATAATCCCCCGCTCGCCGGCACGTCCGGTCAGCCGGCAGTTGTAATTGCTCTCGACGCGGATCACGCCATGCGCCAGGGTGCGCGAGATTCCGAACTGGTCGGCAACGCTGTTGACCATCGAGCGGAGGTCACCGGCTTGCGCAGGCAAGGCGGTGCCGATCACGGCCGCGAACGCGACCGCGCTGAGAAGGCGCTTCATCTTGGGTTGTCTCCGGTTAGTTAGGCCGCGATTGCTTCACACGCGAAGCGGCGGGCTTGATCTCGGCGGCGCTGATTTTCTTTGTGCGTGACGAGTTCAAGGTGGTCGCTGTTCACGCATTTGCGGTTGCGGCACAGGTGATCGAGTTGCTTTCGTGGCGGGATTGGGCCGTGATCGAGAACGAACATCACGATATGAACAGCCATGGTCCCTCCATCGAGACACATGCGCGGATAGTCCTTTCCTCGTCCGGTGGTGCCGGACGTTGGTCCGGTCCAAAGGTGGCAAGGTGTTTCGAGAGGCCCATCGGCGATCTCGACGCGAGCCATCGCCTTCTCGCGGATGCGGTCGCGCCGGGAGGTCATTCGGACACCCCGAGTCGCTTCTCAAGCTCTGCTACGCGATCCATCAGCGTGTCGATTGGATAGCGACGCTCATGCGGCTCGACGACGTGAGTGTGGCCGCAGCCACACTCCTGCTCGCCGACAATGACATCGGAGAGCGTTGGATGATCCATCGCCCCCTCGCACTTAGGGCAGTAGCGCCACGCCATTAGTGCGCCCTCGCCTGCCGCTTCTTGAATGCCTCGATCTGCGCGGCCTTGCTGTGCTTGGTGTCGGGGATCGCGTAGGCGACGCGCGACAACGCGAAGCGGCGCTGGCCGCCCTCGGTCCAAGAGTGGTGCAGTTCGGTGAAGACTTTGCCTTCAGCGTTGACGCGCGGACTGATCCGCACGTCAACGTCGGTGAGGATGCGCGCCAGGGTCATTCCGCGGTGACCCCGATCTCGGCGATCTTCTGATCGACCACGGCGATCTGTTGCTCGATGACCTGCTTCATGTCGGGCAGCAACTTCTCGACGATGTCGGGACGAATGTCGTGATCACCGACCCTCATCTTGCACCACCGCGAATGCGTGTTCATGTTGCCGCAAAGCGTCTTCAGGTACTCGCGCTCGGAGACGAGCGCCTTGGCGCGGCCGAAGTCTTTAAGCCTCATTGGGTTAGTCCCCTTCGTTGTGAAAGTGAATTGAACGTGCGTTACGGCAGTGAACAAAAGTCCACGGACCATTGCTTCTCGCAATAGGTTCTCTTCGCAGGTTGCGATCCACTGGTGATCGCACAGGTCAAGGCCGATGTCGGGAGCGCCTTGACTGGCTTGCGCAAACTCAACACGCGCCTGCCTCCGGATCAGAGAATTGGCGAAGGCGATGGTTTCTTCAGGTGAGTTTGCTCGCTGACACGCCTCAAGATCACGATAGAATTGCGAGCGATCAGGACCGGACAATGGATCGGGCACGATCCGAAATTCCCTGAAGTCAACCTTCACCACCGCCACCCTCCCGAACCAATTGGTCGATCTGATAGAGTTCGCGGAACGCTTCGCGAGTGAGTTGGCTTGCGTCGATCTCAACGACGCTCGGCGGAAGAACGCGGTCGGAATCAGCCTCGATCGCGATTCCGTTCATGTTGATGCCGCCGGCCATCATGAAGACGTGGTCGTAGCCGGCGGCGCGCAGAGCGGCGGCGATCTCGCTATAGGCCGCTTGGCTGATCGGGAGGCGAACGAGGGTCGTCATTGTTTGTCACTCCCCAAGCAAGCGCCACGCGGCGCGCAGCGCAGTGATCCGCTTCGTGGCGTCGGCAAGCTTCGCTTCGAGGTCGGCGATCTTGGCGTCGGCGGCGCTATCGAACATCTGCGGGCCGGTGAAGGCTTCCGGCCATTCGTCGCGAAGCGCGGTCCATTCGCCGTGCATCCACGCGCGGAGGAATCCGAGGCGGTCGAAGTGATCCTCGATCTTCTCGACCGCAAACACGATGGCTTGCGTGGCCGAGATCGGCGGACGGGCGGCGGTGTCGTTGTCGTTCACTGCCCGATTGTTGATCTCGCTGGCGGCGAACTGCGCGACGGTCGCGGCGAGATCGTTGAACTCGGCGGTGACGTAGGACAGGCCCATGGCCTTCTGCCGTTCGTCGGCGCGTGCGACGTACTTGCGCGCCAGCAATGATTGCGCTCGATTGAGGGTTTCGGGATTCACTGGATCACCCTCCGGGTGAGACTGCCCTGGCCGTCGCACGTCCATTCGCATTTGCCGTCCGCGACGCCGTCATTGAGAATGCAGCCGGTATAGAAGCCGGGCGATTCAACGGCGGCGCAGATCGTGCAGGTCGCGGTCTCCGGCTTCGTGTCGCGGCGGTGGTAGAAGGTGGCCGGGTCATCGACCGGGCCGGTGATCGCGTCGTCGGTGAAGCGCGCCTCGCGTTCCCGCAGCGCCGTCTCGATGGTGGTTCCGGCGATGCTCATTCGTCGTCTCCGAAGCTCTCGCGATCCTCAGAGCCCTCGAACTGCGATCCAGGGATCATGAAGACCGAGAACGACGGGGAGCCGTGGCGGCCGTAGACGACGTAGTCGGCGTCTTCTCCGAAGTGGATGGTTGGCACGTTGCGCTCCTATGCGGCTGCGAGGCGGTAGTTGAAGCTGACGCCGACGCGCACCTTCTCGATGCCGTCGATCTTGCGGAGTTGCGGCCCGGTGCATGCGAGCGGGACGCGGGTCGCCTTGCTGATCTCGACGACGGACCGCCACCGGCCATCCTTCATCAGATCGAGGATGCGCGGCACGGATTCGCCGCGCGCCGGGACGGTGGTGTGCATGATCAGTACGCCTTGCCGTTCTTCGCCAGACGGCCCGCTGCGGTGTGATCGGGGCGCTGGGCGTTGAAGGTGACCTTCTTCGCGGTGGCGTCGCCGAGGCGCAGGCGCTTCTTGCCGGCCAGATCGCAGATGCGGATCAGGGCGTCGGCCAGTTCGACCGTGAGGCCATCGAGCTCGGGCAGCTTGTCGTCGGGCAGGTTCTTCCGGTGCGCTTCCATGCCCTCGCAGACCTCGCTGATGACGAGTAGCAACTTGGTCGGCACGATCAGCGGGTTGAGCGCGACATCCTCGCCGGTCGCCGGGTCGATCCACCACTGCTTGTTGGCTTCGTGCAGCATCGTGACGAGCGCGTTGACGTGGAAGCGCAGAGCGAAGTCGCGGTTGTCGGTGTGCGCCAGGGCGTCCTCGATCACTTCCATCGCTTCGCGCTCGCCGCCGACGACCCGCAGGTGATCGCGGGCGCTGGTGAGAGCGTGGAAGAATGCTCCGGCGTCGCTGGCGTGCTCGGACGCTTGCGTGAGCAGTTCGTCGATGTCGGCCTCGGCCTCGGCGAGATCGGCTTCAGCGCCGCCCATGTCGCGGAGATCGAACCATCCGATGACGAGCAGGAAGATGGTGAACACGGCGAACAGCGCGGCCACGATCCAGTCGTGGTTGAGGACGGCGTTGGTGGTGATGGAGATTCCGAGGCCCGAGGAAACGAGGCCGAGATACTTGCGAAACATGATGGGGTCCGGTGCTTAGTGGTTGAAGCGGAGATCGGTTCGGAGCTTCTTGCCGATGGCGCTCGCGCCATCGGTGGTGACGCGGAAGACCCGCATCGAGCCGTAGTCGGCGGTGGGGTCGCGAACGAGCGCGCCGCGGTCGGCGAGCCCGCGCGCCAACGGGATCATGTCGCCGTTGGCGTGAACGGCCACGCGGTTGCGGTTGACGCTCTTCGAGGACTCGAGCCCGAGGGCTCGGCGGACGAGCATGGTTTCGTCGTGCGAGAGGGCGATGGACATTGCGGCCCTCAGAAGAACAGCGATTGGTCGTGATGGACGGCCGGCGCGGGGCGCGAGCCACGGCCGGCGCTCTGGATCGCCTTCGCGCTGGATCGTGTCGGCTTGGCCGGCTCGGGCGCAGGAAGCTCGACGGCGACCTCGCTGGCGGCGTGGCGCAGGACGTGAGCCGGCATGCCGCTGGCGTTCTTCCGACGCTGCTCGGTCTTGACCAGCACCTTCCGGATGACGAGTTCCGAGACGCGCGGCCGGACGGCCAGGACGTTCTCGCCGAGTTGCTTGGCGATCTCGTCGGCGGTCAGCCGGTAGCCGTTCGCCATCAGGGACGTGATCGCGTCCCGCAGCATGGCAACGCGGCCGGTCGCTGCGATCTTCTCGGCCGCATCCTTCGACGCGCCGCCGCCCTTCGACCCAGGCTCGTTTGGGTACATAGGCAAAGCTCTCCCGTGCGCGCTCAAGGCGCGTTTTTCAGACCAGCGATGTCGGCAGGTCCCCCGACCTAGCCCGACGACTCGTCGGGCTCCCGTGGCATCAACGGATAGCGACGGATGCGACGGAAGGCAAGAACTTTGTGAGGGATGTTGCTGGATGTGTCGCCGGACGTACCGGAACCAGCCGGTGTCGGGTTTCGCTCGCGCGATAACTTTGGCCTAATATATAGTTTGAGTTTGGGGGGTTTTGTCGGGGTTTTGAAGGTGACAAAACCTCAATAACCTCGGGCAGAAATCGGGGTTTAGGGGGGTTCCCTTATATATATAGGACTACTCTCTTCTTCATATATAAACACTATTCTTTATCTCCCCCATGGGGTACTACTATATATAGGCGAAAAACCCCAAAACCGCCGGATGGCGCTTCTATATGATAACGGATGGTGACGGATGACCACGCGGAAGACTTTGCAGGTGATGGCGGACCGAGCGGCCGGTGTGACGGTGCCCGACGACGGCATGTCGATCACCGCCTACGGCGAGATGCTTCGGTGCGATCCTGCCGCGCTCGACGACATCGTTCGCTACCTGCATCGGAAGCGCGTCATCTGGATGTCGGAGCGCCACGGGCACGTCCGCGTCTTCCCGCCAGGACGGAAGCCGAAGCGTGGCCGCCCCGCGACGGCCGCGGTGGTCAGCGATGACCTCGGCTTCGATCCGACCCTGGCCGGCTGGCTGCTCAAACTGCATCCGCTGTTTCTGCGCATGAAGCTCTTGGAGCGGAAGATGCCTGACGGGTCCTGGCGCGAGCATACGGTGCGGCGATCGGAGATCGTGCTGGCTCTGACCGGCGAGGCGCGCAACCTCATGGCGGCCTTCCGGAGCTTCATCGAGCGGCATCCTACGATCTCGATCGCCGACGCTCGGGCTGCTCTCTGGATGGATCAGCCGGACATGATGCGGGTCGCGCTGGCGACGCAACCGGAACTCGGCCTCGGTGGTGATCCGCTGTCGGTGGTCGCCACCACCGCCCCGGTGAAGCGCATGGCCGCAGGTCTCGGCGACGACGAGCGGATGTGGCGGTACATCGAGCGCGCCGGACGCGCCGGCATCGCCGCCTACGAGATCAGGACCCTCATGGGTCATCGGATCACGCGGGAGCGCGTCGAGCAGATCGGCGCATCGCTGGAAAGCATGGGGATGGTTCACGTCGTTCGAGCGCGCAAGAGCGGCAGGGGACCGCTCGGCCTGCGCTTCTTCGACGCCTCCCTCGGCGATCCTGCCGTCAACGACGGTAGCGGGCGCGTCATGGCCTAGAGGGCGACGGCGACCGGATCAGCCTCTCGGCACGCGATGATCTGCGCCAACCTCGGCGCATGGAAACGGTCATCGTCAACAACATCCCCGAGTGGCGCTATCAGGCCGCCGTGATCGCGCGGCTGCACAAGCTCGAAGACGAAGGTCTCCCGATCGCCTGTGCCGGCGACATGAACCGCGCCAAGCGCAATCGCCGCGAGCGGATGGAGGCGAAGGTCACCGGCCTGACCGCCGGAGAGCCGGACATCCGGGTCTACATGCCGTTCGGGCTTCTGCTCTCGATCGAACTGAAGACGCCGAAGGGGTGTCGGTCGAAGGATCAGAAGGAACGGCACGCGCTACTCGCCAAGCTCGGCTTCATCGTCCTGACGCTCGCGGCAGAGACGCCGGAAGAACTCGCCGACATCGTCGAGTTCGAGGTACGGAGCCGGCTGTGCTAGTCCAATTCACGCTCGACGATAAGGGCTTCCACAAGCATCTCGATCAGCTTCGAGATCGTGCAGCGAACACCGCCCTGGCGAAGGCCCTGACCTTCACGGCCAAGGACTCGCAGATGGCACTGCGCGCCGAGGCCCCGAGCGTGTTCGTGCTGCGCCGGCAATGGATCGTCGGCGGCATCCGCATCCGGCCTGCGAACGGCGGGAAGCTCTTGGCGACTGTCGGCTCGATCGACAAGTACATGGAACGCCACGTCGTCGGCGCTGGGAAGGAGAAGTATCCCGACCAGCAATTGTCCGTGCGATCCACTCGCGACGGACGCGGCAGGCTCGCCAGCGGCGGCATCCTGATCAAACCATACGGCTCGATCGGAAGCGCCCCGGTGCATACGGTGGTGCGCCGGCAGTTGAAGCGCATCGACGGGCAGAAGCGCAAGACGTTCCAGATCGTGACCGGCAAAGGCGTTGCGATTGTCCGACGACGCGGCCGGAAGCGTTACCCGCTTCAGACGTTGGCCGTGCTGCAATCGTCGGCGACGATCCATGAGAATTGGGATTTCTTCGGCACCGTGCGCGGTGTCGTCTACGCGCGCTTCGAGCATCACTACTGGCGCGCCCTGATGAATGCGAGCCGAAGCTGACGGCCAGGGAAAGGTTCATGAAAAAATCGACTCCACCCCCTCGGGTCGGGAAAGGTTCATGACGAAAATGACTCCACCCCCTCCCCCTGCCAACCGGTTTCGTGACATGCGCCGTGCCGTGATCCTGGCGCTCGCCGCCCTCTCGATCTCGCCACACCTGGCACTGGCCGGCTCAGCCGACGAAGCCAGCGATCACCAACCACCGGGCCAGGACTTCTTTGCAGAAAACGCAAACAACTCGGACGACCGTCACGGCGCAGGACCGCATGACTACACCGTCGATGATCTCGATCAACGCGCCGCACTTCTGCGCCGGGGCTTGCGTGGTTGGCGGCACCGTGGCCGCTCCGATCGCTCCGATCATCCGCTACATGACCGGCTGGCCCATCGAGCGCGTGCGAGCGTACTGCCGTGCAAAGCGATGGGAGCTATGGGAGTTTGCTACTACGCACGCGGACCGCCGCCCGCCCCGCGAGGCCCTGTAAAAAATTTTTATTTTTAGGAAGCCTCCTAACGTCGAACGACCCTCTCGACCGTTTCGGCAACTTTCCTCGATAGGTCGTCAGGATTTCGCCCTGCCGTCCGAAACCGCACCGAAAAATCATTCTCGCAACCGAAACGTGTAGTTCGCGACCGCCCAAAGGTCGCCTTTCAGCGCATAGCGCCGCGCCGCTCAGAGCGCGCCCCGTGCGATATTCCGGACGCCCTGCTACCAGCGGACCGCCGCGGCAAACGCCGCTCAGCGCCGCTCTAATCGCGTCGTGGCACGGGTCGCCCCGCGCGTGACTAGGCCCGCACCGCGCCCCGATAGTCGCGACCCGGTCACGCAATCGTGACGAAATGTCGCAACTAATCGACGCGCGAAACGGCGCGATTAGTCCGGTTGACGGCGCGCGACCGCGACTCGCGACTAGGCGCGACTCGGCAATCGCGCCCCAATGGCGCGGCATTGATTCGACTCCTTCCGTCTGATGCGACCCGAGGGCGCATAGTGAAACGGCCGCAGGGTCGCCGCGGCCGTTCTGCTGTGCGCTACTCGGAGCCTTCCACCACGCAAGACTCCATCTCGGCGGGCTCGGATGAAATGTCGGACTCAATCTCCGCAAGCTTCGCGCGCAATTCGTCCGCGCTGTCAGCGTCAAAAATCCATTCCTTCTCCCGCGCTAGCCAAGCCATTAGCGCGGCCTTGGCTTTGGCGCGCGCCGCGCTGGCGGACTCGGCCACAACGCAAACTGTGCCGCGCCCATAGTTCGCGCATGCCGTGGAACGCCAAACGTAAAGTTTCATCGCCGCGACTCCATCGCTTCTGTAGCGGCCCGCAGAAAGCAGCGGCAAAGGTGCCGTAAATCAGCGTCGGGCATATCAGGGCAATCGACTTGCGGCCGATAGCCAACAGATGACTCGTACCAGTCATTGAGCCGCGCGGCGGGAAGCGTGGCGATATGTTCGGAAACGAACACCACCACGGCCGCGAAGTCGTTAGACGACATCAAGTCTACAATCGAATTTTCTTCCGAGGTGACGCGGTAGCGGTCCCACTCTGGAAACTCGCGGCGCATTGGATCTGCGAAATCGACCCATAGGACCAAACCTAAAGCCTCGCTTGTGAAGCTAGGGCAAACGTCGTTTCGCCATGACGAGTCGGCAAAGCCCGGCAAAATGCCGGGCAAGTCGGACGTAGGGAAGTCGGGGAATTGGTCGCGGTATGTCATCGCCGCATCGCCCGGTCATCGATCCACACGCCATAGGGCGCAATGGTCACAATCGACTCCGTCTCGACATAGCGCGGCCAAAACTGCGCGTTGCCCTTGGCTTGCGCGGCCGTTGCGAGACACAACGCCGCGCAGATCAGGTAAAGGCGGACCATGGGGACTCCTGTTGCTTGGACTCGTCAGTAGCGGCGACACCGCTAGACCGGCCTGCACCGGTTTCGTCCTAGTAGACCGTGACGGGCGAGTCGCACTCGCAACAGCGATAGGGGAGCCAATGCGCGGGAATGCGGAACGCCGCGCGACATCCGACGCAATAGACAAGGATTCCGGGGACCATCGGTCAGCCCTCAACTTGAATTAGTGCGGTGTAGGTCTGACAGTCCGCCGCAAGCGTGCCGCATACGCGCATTGCATCGTGCGACCACATAAAACCCGCATCCTCGCAACTGACGGGCATTGCGCCTAACCATCGGACAAACGCGTCAGCTTGGCGGATGTCGTCTAGCTCCATTCCGGATGCGTCGCCGTTGATTAGGTATGCGGCCCAATGACTCGGCGCGGTCCCTTCTACGGTTTCCAGCTTCGTTGCCATGATCCGCCCTCAAATCCCGAGATAGAAGTACCAGCGGCCGTTATCGCCGCGATACAAGCGGCCCGAGCATGTCCCGCGCTCGCAAAGCCGTACATAGTCATCATAATCGTCCGCCACTTCCATTTCGCGGACTGCGGCCGCAACTTCTTGGCAAGTGATCGCCTGCAATTCATCTTCCGACCATGCGGCAATCTCTTCTTTCGACCACGCGCCATATTCTGCGAAGTGATCGCGCGCAGCGTCGCGCAGCGCGTCCGAAGTGAGAAGCGGACGGTTGCGGCCGTATTCCGTCGAATTATTCCAAGTGATGCGGCCCGCGTCGTTGCCATGCTCTGCGCGGCTACCGGACAGCATGATCATTTCGTCCGCGTCGTCGACCATATGCGTAACGTTAATCTCTGGCATGATCAGGACTCCGGTTGGGAAAGGATTGCATCGCGCAAGGCGTGTTCGGATTCGTATCCGCCGAAGTCGCGCGAGGTAGCGGCGAACAAACACGCGGCCTGAAATTGGCGCGTATCGTCTTTGATTGCGATCACGTCGCCGCAACGCTTTCCGGTTTCGACGTTCTGCCCGTTCGGCAAGGCGACAATTGTTGCCAAACCTTGTCGCGTCGCCTTGACCACGCGGCCAATGTGGAAACGCGAATAGCTGACGGTTCGGAACGGCTTTTGCGTCGTGTAGCTGTGCCGAGTCTCGACCGCTACAACGTCGCCTTTGCGTACCTTATGAATGATCAAAATTGCGGTCATTGCTGCGCGCTCCCCTTAGTGATTCCAGAACACGAAAAGAGAACCGCTCTTCTCAACGTAGTGAAAATCACCGCTGATGCGCCAGTCATCCCCCATACGTTCAAAGTCAATATAGGATTGCAGATGTTCCGGAACGCCGCTTAGTCCGTCCGTTTCTTCCGTGAATTTCTCAGCGAAGTCGGCCCAAGAGTCGTATTGGCCCCGGTAGTTGTCGCGAATAAAGGACTCGACATCGTTTGATACGTTGTCGTCCTTCACTTCTAGGACGACACTAAGTGGAATGTTTAGGTCATTCGCGACATCCAGTAACTTGACGCGTTCCGCGACTGCTTCGAGTCCAGCGTACTCGCCCAAATATCCCAAATCTTCGGAGTCGTGGATTGCCCATTCCTCCGCTGACGGAACGGACTCGCCTGTTACCGGATGCGTCACGGTCACATTAGGGAACGGCGACGCGCGCAGCATGGCGTTAACTTCCAACTGCATTTCGGCGACATCGTCTGACGCCTCAATCCAAGCGCCATGCAAAACACCGGCATTGTAGGATGCGAGGCAAGCGGCATAGAAACGCATTGTGTTAGTTCCTGATTTGCGAGGTTAAGGGCTTAGGCGTTCCAACCAACTTGGTCGGCGAATTGATCGGCGAGGCGTTCACGCTTTGCGCGCGCTCTGCGAATGTCGCGGATCAGCGACTCGACGGCCGCGCGGACGGTCGCGCAAACCTTCGGACCGAACGCGCCGCGCGACTCTTTGGCTTCGCGGATTAGTGCAAGGGCTTCGCGGCGATTGCTGGCGATGTCGTCCGCCAATTCATCGAACACGACTCGGGCATTCGACGCGCGCGCGTAGTCCCGCGCATTCTCTGCATAGCGTTCGGCGAGTTGATCGGCCCAATGCGCGGCCGTCACGGCGTCGTCTGTGATGTCGTCGAATGCGACGATTGCCGGACCGTCATTGTGTGGGTCTAAGACGGCCGCGACGAATTGAGGAACGCCTTTCCGCGCGGGAAGCTGGAACACCGCGCCGCGCGCCGTTTCGTCTTGCGCGTCGTCGTCGAGATACCAGCCCTTATGACGAATGGAGCGCGGGGCGACATTGTCCGCCGCGCCGACAAACCGCAGGCCCGCGTCGGCGGGGCGTTCAATCCAGCGGCAAACATCCCCGCCAACCCGGAAGGGCGCGCCCATGGTCGCCGGGGCGAAAAATGAGGTGTAGCCAACCCGAGCAGCCGCGCCGCTCTGTATCTGTGCGCGCGCCGCGGCAATCGCCTTTGCGGCGTTGAGGTATGGACGGGAAACACGTTCCCGGCGGTATTCGTTGAGTGGCGTGGCGTTGATCATTCTGGCTTCTCCCGTGGCGAACCGTCCGCCGTTGTCCTCTGCTATCCCTCAATGCGGCGGACCGTCAACGGTTTCGACGGATGAAACAGGGCGCGCGCCACGGATGGAAACGGACTGCAGTCTGAGAAGGCGAAACGGCGCGCCGCGGGGAGCTTTCCCGTGTTGCATCAGTGGCTTACGCTGTATTCGCGGCGCGATCGGACGCGGCGGCGACCCGGCGCAAGTCGCGCAAATCCGAAGCGCGAAACGCTTTTAACTCATTCAAATCATTGATCTAATCAGCACGCGACCCGTTGCCAGCGGTCGCCTGCGGTTGCGTGGTTGCAACCGCGCGTTGCGCGTTGGATGCGCGGCGGATGGAGCGAAACGAAAGGTTTTTGCTCTGAACGCGCGGTTTCGTAGAAGGTTTTGCTAAATGTTGCGCTGCAATAGGAAAAGGGTCCTTCCGGAGGGGGGCGGGGCTGCGGGTGACGCGCGACCCCCCGGTATCGCTAGATGCGAGATTTTTAAAGGCGGTTTCTGTTCTCGACGGCGCCGAGAAGGCCAAAGCGACCTCCCCTGGCGAAACTCTATGAAATGCAGAAAAACCGGGAGATTTACTGATTTTTGGCCGATGGACGCCAAGGGATGCCGAAATGCTCTCGAAAGAAACAATACGGATTGAGACCGTATGCTTCCAACGGAGCATTCGGTCTCATGAAGGTCATCGGCATCAAGGGTTTGATCGGCGCTGGGAAGTCCACGACGGCCCGGCACCTGATCGAACGGCACGGCTTCACCCACGGCCGGTTCGCGGGCGCATTGAAGGACATGATGCGCGCCTTCCTGCGCTATCGCGGGGTCGATCCCCGGACGATCGAGCGCATGGTGGATGGCGACCTCAAGGAAGTCCCGTCGCCAGCCCTGAATGGCGCATCACCGCGGCATGCAATGGAAGGTCTCGGCGGCCCCTGGGGTAGGGAATGGATCGACGAAGACCTTTGGGTCGATACCGAGTTTGAGGTGCTGGGCCGGAAGAGCGCGCCCCGCGTCCTTTTCGAGGATGTCCGCCACGTCAACGAGGCCGCGGCGATCCGGCGTGCCGGCGGAATGGTGATCGAGGTCTTCCGCCCTGGCCTGACCCCCAAGGATCAGCCGACCGAGCGCGCGCAGCGGTCCGTGATCCCCGACGCCGTGATCATCAACCACGACAACAACCTCGATCACACCTTCAAACAAATCGACGGCCTGCTGGGAGCGTTCCGATGAAGCTCTCCCAGGCTTGCACCTTCGAGCGGCTGATGAAGCAGCGGGACGAGTTGGTCCGATCCCGTTGTATTGCCGACAACGGCGAAGGTCTCGGCGTGACGATCCGCGGCACCTATCAGGACAATGAGATGGTTGCTGCCGTCAAGACGGCGGTCGCTGCCGAGCTTGATCGCCGGATCGCACTGATCGACTCTCAATTAGTCGAGATGGGCGTCGAGATCGACGAGTAGCATGGGCAAGGTTGTAAATCGCCAAGAGCTTGCGGACATCTTCGGCTACTCGCTGCCGACGATCACCGCATGGGTCGAGAACGGCATGCCGGTCAAGACGCATGGAAGCCGCGGCAAACAGTTCGAGTTCGATACCGAAGACGTGCTGAAATGGCTTCTTGCGCGCGAGCGGGCCGAGCGCAAAGCCGCCAACGCCCAGGCGGTCGTTGGCGGCGAGGATGGCGAGGCGATCACGATCGACAAGGCGCGTCTGCGCCATGAAATCGCGAAGGCCAAAACCGCCGAGATCGAGCTTGCGCAGAAGATGGAGCTTGTTCGGCCGATCCAGATGATCGCTCGCGTGCTCTCCAACGAGATCGCCAACGCGCGCGCACGACTGCTCGGCATCCCGTCGAAGATCAGGCCGACCATCCAACTCGCAGTCGGCACCGCCGACGCCACACAAAAGCTGGTCAACGAAGTTGAGCGCCTGATCCGCGAGGCGCTGACCGAGATCAAATCGTTCGCGGACGAGACGAAGACCGAAGACGATGTCAAGTGACGCTATGCCGCTGAAGCCGTCCTGGCTCCGGTGGCCCCCGAACTGTTGCGAGACCTGCACCGGCTGGCTGCGATCTGGCGAGTGGCAGGGCCGCTGTATGCGTACCGAGTCGAAGCATTTCGACGATATGACGGATGCTCGGCAGCGTTGCCAGGAATTTCGACGCAAGCCGGACTAATCGATGCCGATCGCGGTCCTCAACGAATATGAACTCGACTCCTCGCACGAAGATCGACTTCGAGCGCAGGTGCGCGAGATCATTGCGCAGAGCTTCAGTCCGCCGCCGAAGCTGACGGTCTCCGAATGGGCGGATGCGTATCGCGTCCTCTCACCGGAGGCTTCGTCGGAGCCCGGCCGGTGGTCAACTGCGCGCGTCGAGCCCTCGCGCGGCATCATGGACGCCTTCGCCGATCCTGACATCGAGATCATCACCTGCATGGTCGCGGCGCAGACGGTGAAGACCGAAGTCATCAACAACGTCGCCGGCTACCACGTCCATCTCGATCCATGCCCGATGCTGATCCTGCAACCTACGTTGCAGATGGCGGAAGCATACTCGAAGGATCGTCTTGCTCCGATGATCCGAGACACGCCGCCGCTCGCGGCGAAGCTCGGAAACAACTCGCGGGATTCCGAAGACACAATCCTTCACAAGAAGTATGCGGGCGGCCACATCACCATGGCCGGCGCGAACTCTCCCGCATCGCTGGCGTCGCGACCGATCCGCATCCTGCTCTGCGACGAGGTCGATCGATACGAGGCGAGCGCCGGCAAAGAGGGCGACCCCGTCTCGCTGGCGATCGAGCGAACCACGACCTTCTGGAATCGCAAGATCGCGCTGGTCTCGACGCCAACCATCAAGGGCGCGTCGCGCATTGAGGCGTCATACGAAGAGAGTGATCAGCGGCGCTTCTTCGTGCCGTGCGCGAAGTGCGGGCACTATCAGCATCTCCAATGGAAGCAGGTACGATGGCCTGATGGCGAGCCCCTTGAGGCGCGCTATCACTGTGAATACACCGATCCGGACACTGGCGAATGCTGCGACTACGGCTGGAACGAGGCCGAGCGCCTTCAGGCCATCGCGCGCGGCATCTGGATCGCTACACGCCCCGAGGTCAAGGGTCACGCCGGCTTTCATCTCAACCGCATCGCCTCGCCCTGGCGCGCTCTCGGCGAGATGGCGCGCGACTTCATGCTCGTCCGGAAGCATCCCGAGCGGCTGAAGACTTGGGTCAACACCCGGCTTGCCGAGACCTGGGAAGAGCGCGGCGAACGCGCGAATCCGGACTCGATCTATGGGCGGCGCGAGGACTACGACGCCAATGAACTGCTTCCCAGCGGCGTTGGCGCGATCACCGCCGCGGCGGATATTCAGGACGACCGCTTCGAGATCGAGTGGGTAGGATGGGGCCAGGACGACGAGAGTTGGTCGCTCGACTACAAGGTCTTCTACGGCGACCCGACCTCGCCCGGCTTTTGGGAAGTCCTCGACCACGCCCTACTCCGCACGTTCAAACACCCGGCCGGTGTCGAAATGCGGATCGAGGCGGCGTGCATCGACTCCGGCGCGCACACGCAACACGTCTACAACTTTGTCCGCACTCGGCAGTCGCGCAAGGTGTTCGCCATCAAGGGTATGGCCGGACCCGCGCGACCGCTTTGGCCGGCGAAGGGCACCGTCAACAAGGCGAAGCAGGTCACCGTGTTTGTGCTCGGCGTCGATCAGGGAAAGGACACTCACTACAAGCGGCTCGGCATCAAGGAGGCTGGCCCCGGCTACTGCCACTTCCCGATGATCGAGCCTCCGTATGACCAGAAGCACTTCGAGGGCCTGACCGCCGAGAAGGCGATCCTTAAGACCGACAAGAAGGGTTTCACCACGAAAGAATGGCACAAGGTTCATCAGCGGAACGAACCGCTCGACGTGCGCGTCTACAACATGGCGGCTCGCGCGTCGCTCGGGATCAATATGGAGCGCCGTCTGGCCGCCCTGCGCGCCGCCGCGTCGATCGCCCTCAACCAGGCCCCTCGCGCCGCCCAGGCGGCCAACCAGCCCTCCGCAGCCCCACCGCCGGCACCGACCGGCACCGGCCGGCGTCGTGTCCGCAGCCGCGGCGTTGAACGGTAGCGGATCGCGCGGTAGAGCATGCGAGCCATGATGACCAATGAACAGGTGCGAGAGGCGCGCGCGAAGCTCGGCGAGATGTGGAAGGCTGGCGGCGGTTCGCTGACGGCTAAGGAACTCGCTCGCGCCCTGGGGCTCTCGGAAAAGTACGGCACCGACCATGTCTACAACATGGAGAGCGGCAAGTCGGCCGTGTCCGGAACGGTCGAGATGCTGTTGCGCATCTATCTGGCCGGCGGCGTTCCGCCCGACGACGTTGTGATCTTCCGCGATCCGAAGCCGCGCAAGCGTTCGCCTTAAGGGCGACCAAACCAGTCTCTCAGCGTGACGCGACGCCCCCTACTCTCGGGGCATGGCAAAGAGCGTCGAAGAGCAACTGGAAAGCACGCTTAACTCGATCCATCAGATCGAGACGGGCGGCCAACGCTACACGATCAAGGATCGTGAGCTTTGGCGCGGCGATCTGCGCATCCTCGACCGGCGCGCCGAACGCCTTGAAAAGCAGGTGGCGCGCCAGAAGCGCGGCGGCATCCGCATGCAGCGGGTCGTTCCGCTGTGATGAAGCCCGTCGCACCAACTCTGATGGATCGCTTCTTGGCGGGCGTCGCGCCGACCTATGCGCAGCGCCGCTATCACGCGCGGCTGTCCCTCAACATGATGGGTCAGTACGCGGGGGCGAAGTCCAACCGCGCGGCCCTGAAGGCGTGGCGCACCAATCCCGGCTCAGCGGATGCGGACTCGCTCGGCGATCTTCCGACGCTTCGCAGCCGTTCGCGCGACCTGACGCGCAACAATCCGATCGCGGCAGGCGCGCGCTCGACCGAGCGCACCAACATCGTCGGCACCGGCCTGCGCGTCCGCGCGAAGCTCAATCACAAGCTCCTCGGCATCACCGAGGAAGCGGCAGAGGCATGGGAGCGCAGGGCCGAAACGCTGTTCGACCTTTGGGCGTCGTCCAAGCTCTGCGACATCACGCTCACGCAAAACTTCTACGAGCAGCAAGGTCTCGTCTTCAACACCACTTTCGAGTCCGGTGACGCCTTTGTAATGCGCCGGACGCCGAAGAAGCGCGGCTCGATCGTTCCGCTCGCGCTCGGCATCATTGAGGCCGACCAATGCGGCACGCCGGACGAGTTGAAGAACGACTACTTCATGCGCGACGGCGTCCGCATCGACGAAGACGCCGCGCCGATCAGCTACACGTTCTTCGTTGATCATCCCGGCGACTCGCCGACTTACGTGCGCAACGGCTACCGCGAGGTTCCGGCCTACGGCGCAAAGTCTGGCGAGCAGATGGTTCTGCACGTCTTCGACCGGCAGCGGCCGGGGCAGTCTCGCGGCGTCCCGCAGCTTGCGCCCGTCATCGAGCTTCTGAAGCAACTCGACCGCTACAGCGAGGCCGAGTTGATGAAGGCGGTCGTGTCGTCCTTCTTCACCGTCTTCCTCAAGACGGAAAGCGGAGAGGACGGCTTCGCGTCGGCGCTGCCGCAAGGCGCATACCCAGGCTGGGGCCAGAACGACGTTGCGATGGGTCCTGGCACCATCGTCGATATCGGGACCAACGAAGAGATTCAGACCGCGCAGCCGGCGAACACTTCCAACTTCGACCCCTTCTTCCAGGCCGTCGTTCGCCAGATCGGCGTGGCGCTGTCGATCCCGTTTGAACTGCTCATGATGCACTTCACCGCGAGCTACAGCGCATCGCGGGCGTCCCTCGAAATGGCAGCGCAGTTCTTCCGCGACCGTCGTGTTTGGTTGGTCCGCAACTTCTGCGCCCCCGTCTACGAGTGGTTCATCTCCGACGCTATCAACGCGGGCCTGATCGAGGCACCGGGCTTCTACAACGACCCGGTGAAGCGCGCCGCTTGGCTTGGCGCTCAATGGATCGGTCCGGCTCGGATCATCCTCGACCCGCTCAAGGAATGGAAGGCTGAGACCGAGGCCGTGAACCTCGGCGCTCGTACCATCGAGCAGGTGATCATCGAGCGCGGCGGCGACGACTTCGAGCAGACCACCGCGCAACGGGTCCGTGAACACAAGGCGCGCTCGCAGGGCGGACTCGAGCCCGAGACGCTGGCCCCGTCAGGCCCCGGCGTCCCCGAACCGAAAGACGATCAGGCTGATCCGGCTGAAAAGGGGAAGCCCGAGCCGAAGCCGAAGCCGAAGAACGAGGTCAAGTAAATGGTCATTCGCAACCCGCTGATCTTCGACGCAGCGATCTCCGCGAATTGGGCGATGGACGAAGCGGCTCTTCAGGCCGTCATCGAGATCGCGTCCCGCGAGCATCAGATCACGCCAGAGGCGCTTGAAGCCTATCGCGCGCAAGAGCTTGACCGCGCCGAGCGCGCCACCGTGCGCGACGGCGTCGCGATCCTCAACGTCGATGGTCCGCTGTTCAAGCGCGCCAACCTGATGACGATGTTCTGCGGCGCGACCTCCTACGACGTGCTTCGTCGCGATCTTCAGACGGCGCTCGATAACGCATCGGTGCGCGCGATCCTGCTCAACGTCAATTCGCCCGGCGGCGAAGCAGCCGGCGTCTCAGAACTGGCCCAGGCGATCTTCGAGGCCCGCGGCCAGAAGCCGATTGTCGCCTACGCTGGCGATCAGGCGGCTTCCGCGGCCTACTGGATCGCATCGGCCGCCGACAAGATCGTTGTCGGCCAGACCGCAGCGCTCGGCTCGATCGGCGTCCGTGCGGCGCTGACCGATACTTCGGCGCGAGATCAGGCGCGCGGCATCAAGACCGTCGAGTTCGTGTCGTCGCAGTCGCCCTTCAAGAAGGTCGATCTCAACACCAAGCAGGGCCGTGACCGCATCCAGGCGCGCGTTGACGCGATGGCCGCGGTGTTCGTCGAGACCGTCGCGAACTATCGCGGCGCGTCGGTGGCGCACGTTCTCGAAGCATTCGGAAAGGGCGATGTCCTGATCGGCAAGGCGGCAATCGACGCCGGCATGGCCGATGACTTCGGCACTTTCGAGTCCGTTCTCGCGAGTCTTGCTCGCGGAGAAAGCCCGATCATCAGCGGGTCCAACCCGGCCGTATCCGGCCAATCGAACGAAGGTATCACGATGGAAAACGAGACCGGCGATACGGCCGCCGAAACCAAGCCGGAAGTCACCACCACCACCTCGACCAATCCTGGCGCTGCCGCCGCGCCGGCCGTTGTCGCCACCAACGACGGCCTGTCGTTGGTCGCTGCCGAGCGTAAGCGCGTCACCGACATCATGGCGCTGACGCTGCCGGGCTACGAAGGCGACGCCGCAAAGGCGATCGAAACGGGCTCTTCGGCCCATGAGTTCTCAGCGATGATCATCGCCGCTGAAAAGGCGAAGCGCACCGAGCGTGCCGCTGCCGTCAAGACCGATACCGAGGCGAACGCTGAGGTCTCGCCGTCCACCGGCAAGGAACGCGCAACTGGCGACGACGCCGCTGTTTCCGCAATTCTCGGCGCGTTCAAGCTCGCGACCGGCATCAACTAACGAGGGGGCCGAAAGTGGCGCACTTCAAGGACGAAGGTTCGATCACTCCGAACCAGTTTGCTCTCGGCCACACGCGCGCGCGCAAGGCCGTGTTCAAGGCCGGTGCCGGCGTGATCGAGGCGGCCACCGTGATCGGTCAGATCACGGTGGACAAGAGCTACGTGACTTCGCTCGCCGCGGCGAACGACGGCTCGCAGGTGCCCGACGCCATCCTCGCGGAGGCCGTCGATGCGACCGACGCTGATGTCGAGGCGATCATCTACATCGCCGGCGAGTTCGATCAGGACAAGCTGATCCTCGGCGCTGGTCACACCCTCGGATCGATCGACGCGGTGTTCCGCGACAAGTCGATCTGGCTCGTCAAGCCGATGGGCTAACGAGCCCGCAACGAACGCCAACGGAAAGCGAATAACATGGACCTCTTTTCGACCGCCGCTCTGAATCGCGTCGTCGAAGAACTGCCGCTCAACCCGGCGTTCTTCCTCAACACCTTCTTCACCACCGTCGAAACCTCGGACACCGAGGACGTGAAGTTCGACTCGGTGAAGGGTCGCCGGCTGATCTCGCCGCTCGTCTCGCCCATCGTCGCCGGCAAGGTGATCCGCGAGAAGGGCTTCAAGACTCAGTCGCTCGCGCCCGCCTACATCAAGGACAAGCGCGTCTTCGATCCGAACAAGCAGTTCAAGCGCCGTGCCGGCGAGAAGATCGGCGGCACGCTGACCCCCGAGCAGCGCCTTCGGGCGTCGATTGCGTTCTCGCTCTCCGAGCAGTTGGAGATGTGGATTCGCCGCCTCGAAGTCATGTCGGCGGAAGTTCTGCGCACCGGCAAGCTCGTCCTCGAAGGCGACGAGTATCCGAAGCAGGAAGTGGACTTTGGCCGTGACGCCGAACTGTCCGTCGTTCTGACCGGCGCCGACAAGTGGTCGGCGGCGAGCGTCAACCCGCTCGACGACATCGAGGAATGGGGTCAGGCGGTGTTCGATCACTCGGCCCTGACCGTCCGCGACGTGATGCTGGGCAGCGATGTCTGGAAGGTGATCCGCGCCAAGATGTCCGGTCCGGACACCGACGCTGTCGCGCGCGCCATGCGCCTTCAGATCGACACCACCAAGGCGACCCTGGAATCGGCCCGCGCGTCGCTCGGCCCGATCCTGATCACCCCCGGCGTTCGTCTGGTCGCGGTGTTCGGCGACTATCGGCTGTGGGTCCACTCGGATCAGTACACCAACCCGCTCACCGGCCTCGACGAGTACATTCTGCCGCCGGACGAGATCGTGATGGCCTCCCGCGAGATCGAGGGCGTTCGTCACTTCGGGGCGATCCGCGACCTGAAGGCCGGCATCCAGCCCCGCGACTTCTTCGTGAAGTCCTGGGAGGAAGAGGACCCGAGCGTGCGCTACGTGCTGGGCCAGTCGGCTCCGCTGATCGCGCCGTACCGCGTCAACGGCACCTTCGGCGCCAAGGTGCTCTGATGCCCTGCTACCAGGGCCTCGTAACGATCAAGCGTGACGGGCGGTACTGGCCGCCCGGCTCGCTGCACGAACTCGACGAACTCGAAGCTCTGGCTCTCGGGAAGTCGCGAGTTCGCCTGATGTCCGGCGCGGCGGCGGTGTCACCCGTCGTCGCCGGCCAGGATCAGACCGCGTCCGACGCCGCGGCTGAAGAATCCGCCGCGGATGCTCCCGCTGGCGACGCGCCGTCCGCTGACGAGGCGGCCCCTCCCGCTCCGTCTCAGGAAGCGGACGGCGCGAGCGAACGTGTCTCGGAGATCGCGGCTGCGATCGACTTGCTCGACGAGAAGCGCGACTTCTTCAAGTCCGGTGCTCGCGCAGGCAAGCCGAAGCAGAAGGCGATCGAAGAGATCGTTGGCTTCGACATCAACGACGACGAGATCGACGCCGCCCTGGCGCTGCGCGAAACGGGCATCTGATGCCGGTCGAGACCGAGCAAGACTTGCTGGTGTTCCTCAACCCCGACGAGTTCGGGGTTGAGGCTCAGTACGTCTCGCGCGATCCCGACATTGAGCCGAAGACTGTCCCCGGCCATTTCGATGACGAGGGCAGCAATTGGAATCCGAACCGCTGGATCGGCACCGAGTTCCAGCAACAAGCCGGTGCGAGCATCACCGCGACCGGACCAACCTTTCTTTGCCGCACCGTCGATCTGCTCAACGGCGGCCGGAAGGGCGAGAAGCTGACCATCAAAGGCACGGTCTACCGCATCCATGACAAGCGGCCGGACGGCACCGGAATGACGTTGCTGATCCTCATGGCGGACGACTGACCATGGCGCATCCCCGCAAGCTAATCCGCGCCGCGTTCAAAGACCGATTGGCGCTCCCCACCGCGCCCGGCGTCTATCGCACGGCCGCCCAGGCGCGCGTCTATGCCAGCCGGCTTGCTCCCGTGTCCGAGGAAGAGTTGAATGAGGATGGTCCGTCCATCCTCATCTATTCCCGCATGGAGAAGTACGACGCCGACAAGAGCTACGGCCCCGAGGGCGATGCGACGCTCTTGGAGCGCGAGTTGACCCTTGTCACCGAGGCGATGCTTCTCGGCGGCGAAACCGTCGATGACAAGCTCGACGACATCGCCGAAGAGATCGAGGCGGCATTCAGCGACTTCGTGATCCCAGGCTTCGAGAGCGCCCGCATGCGGCTGATCGAATCCGACATCGATCTCGTTACCGAGCAGGTCAAGCGCCCCATCGGCGCGATCGGCCTTGTGTGGCAGATCATCTATCGCACCGGTTGGCGACCGCGCGCCACGGCAAATGACGCCGACGCGGCGATGGCCGACTTCCTGGCCGGGAAGTGAAATCGTGGTCAAGTTTCTTCGCGATCCAGCGCAGACCGGCGGCGTCGCCGACCCCGAAGCGACCGACGTTGATCGGCGCGCGCAGGACGTTGTCAAGTTCGGCCGTGTCAAGAAGGTCGATTACAAGCGCCAACCCCCGGCATATCGCATCGAGTTTGGCGACGAAAACGACGAGGACAACTACATCCTCACCGACTGGCTCCCGGCAACCGGCATGCGAGCCAAGGGGGATCGTGAGACCCACTACCTCGAAGAGGGCGAGAAGGTGGCCGTCCTCGCCGAAGGTGGCGAGCTTGCCACGGCCTATGTCATGCCGGCGGGTCAGTACACCGAGCAGGAAGACGAGAAGGAAACGACCGACAAGGCCGGTGTTTGGAGGAAGGTCTTCCAGAAGCCGAAGCAGAGCGGCGGTCAGAGCGACGATGGCGCGCAAGGCGGCGGAAGCGGCGATAGCAACCAGGGAAGCGAAATTCTCGGGGAGATCAGCTACGACCGTGAGAAGGGCGACTGGCTGATCAAGGGGATCAAAGACAAGGGCTCGATCACGATCGAGGGCTCGGGCTGCTCCATCGTCATGAAGGACGGCAAGATCACGCTCAAGGCCAAGACCGTCACGATTGAGGCCGAAGACAAGTTCGAGTCGAAGACCGACAAGTCACACCACACCGCTCTGACCGAGTTCAAGACCGCCGGCAAGGGCAAGGGTAAGACTATCCTGGGCCTCGACGACATCGAAGAGAAGATCGACATCAAGGTTTCGACCGAGGCCGGTCCCGCGAAGAGCACCATCGCAAAGCCGGGATAGAGGCTACCGAAGCAGTCTGTCGGCGCGCGTCTCGCCGCGGCACGCTCGCCTTATGGCAACGCTTGACCGCACCACTGGAAAGCTGATCGACGGGCTCGACGACGTTTGGCAGTCGATCGGCGTGATCATTGGCACGGCTCTTGAGTCGCTTGTGATGGCGCGCGACTTCGGCGGGCGGTTGCCGCGCCTCGTTGACCGCGCCGTCAGTCAGGTCACCCTGATTGAGTTCTACGCCGCGGTTCCGGAAGCGATCAACCGAAAGAATCCCGAGGCGCTGATGGCTGAAGAGCCGCGCTTCAGGATCGTGCAGATGGGCCTCTCCGACATGACGGATGAAGGCCACGCCACGTTCGACATCGAGGGCATCTATTACCCGCGCGGTCATCTCGGCGATTATTCCGAAGCTCGCGACGCGCAAGGTCGCGTCGTCATTGCGAACAACGTCGTGCTCGGGAGCTATATCTGATGGACGCGCCGCTCCCGAATCTCCCCTTGCCGGTCATCGAGCGCGAGCCGGAGTTCCAGACGCTGTTCGACGCGCGCATTGCGCAGATGCGCGGGCTCATGGATACGGCGAGCATTCCCTGGGATACTTGGATGCTGCGGTCAGACCCGCTCAACAACGTCTGCCGCCACGCCGCCTATGGCGATCTGCTCTTCGTCTCGTCGCTCAACGACACGTTCCGCGCAACGCTGATCGACTTCGCGCAAGGCGCTGACCTCGTCGCCCAGGCGACCGATTGGGGATTGGCGCAGGCCGATGGCGAGGCCATCGACGATCTGCGCCGCCGGCTTCGCGAGCGCAAGAAGGGCCAGGGCGGCTTCACCGACAACTGGTACAAGCGGTGGGCCTTTGCAGCAAACCCTCCGCGGGTCGCCGACGTTGGCGTTGCCGGCGACGGCAAGGGCACCGTCGTCGTGTCGATTCTGTCGAGCGACAACGGCGGCATTGCCGACGAAGCACTGCTCGCGGAGGTCTATGCGAAGCTCAACGATCCGCTGATCCTCGGCGACAATGACACCATTGTTGTCGTTCCCGCTGTGATCAAGGTCGTGAACGTCAAGGCGAACGTCTGGCTCTTGCCAGAAGCGCCGGCCAACGAGATGACCACCGCCGAGGAACGCTTCGTCGCTGAGTTCGCGTCCGCACGACGGCTGGGCTGGGATTTCACCGCGGACTTCGCCGTCGTCGCCCTCCGCACGTCCGGCGTGCGCCGCGTGGTCATGGTTGAGCCCGATCCGAACTCGTTCGTTCCGGTGCAGCCGAACGAAGCGGTTGCCCTGGGCACCGTCGAGCTTTCCTACATGGGTCGGTCGTACTAATGACCAACCTGATCGACATCGTTCCGCGCGCAGCGTCGCCGATCGAGCGCAACAACGTGCGCGTCGTGGATTCGCGCGAGCGATACCAGCATCTCATTCAGTCCATCGTCGATATCCGCTACCTCGAAACCGTCCCCGAGGACGTGCTTCCCTGGTTGCTGCGGCATTGGGGCCTCGAAGATGCTGCGGCGTTCATGCCGGACCATCAGCGGCTCTATGATGAGGGGAAGCGTTGGCAGACTCTTCGCGGCCGGCTCGCGGCGTTCGATATCATCTTCGACTGGCTCGCGCTCAATGGCGTCTACGAGAAGGGCACGCCCGGCGACGAACGCTGGGGGCTCATTCAGATCGGTCTGGAAGGCCTTCCGGGGCTCACCAAGCTCGTCAACCTGATCGGGCTCGCCAACCTCTCAAAGCGTTCGGCAAGCGTCCTGTCGCGCGTCTACGGCGGCTACGACATCCGTCCGATGCGTCTCGATGGAATGATGCTCGATGGCGCGATGCTCGACGACTGGTCTGGCGTCTATCTCGACGGGATCAAGCCGAAGCTCTCGTTCGGCTCGGTGATCGGGGAGACGGTTGACTTCGGCGCGCATCCGGAGGGCGGCGGCGTCGGATATCTCGAAGGCGTCGCCCGGTTCGAGGAAGGTTTCGTCCTCGATCGCTCGCTGCTCGATCAGGAAGTGATCGAGCCGTCCGTGGTCGCCATCCAGGCCGCCCTCTCCGGCGAAACCATCGATCTCGCCATCGACGTTCTGATGCCATGGCCCAATGGACCGTGGCCTGCCGTCGCTTGGTCTCACTTTGAACCGTTCACCATTTATGGAGGCCCTGATGGCACTTCTGGTTAACAGCGGGCGCGCGGGTCTCGCCGCCGCGCTCAAGATGCGAACGATGCACTTCGCTTGGGGTCGCGGTAACGACTGGTGGGGCGCGACCGAAGTGAAGGCGGCGACCTTCTCCGGCGCGCCGGAGCAGATCGCACTCGATCACGCGCCGATCAAGTCGGTGTCGGTGAAGGACCCCGATAGCGCGCAGACCTACGAGGCGTCGATCGATTATGCGGTCGATTTCAATACCGGCGTGATCACGCGCATCAACGGCGGCTCCATCGCGCCCGGCGCAACGGTGCAGTTGCAGGTGGTCTATGGCACCACGCCGCTCGCCGCCGACGCCAACGCGCTCGTTGACGAGGTCGGCCGGCGTGTCGCGGCGACCGTCGAGTTCGTCAACCCCGACCCCGAGGGCAACATCAACACGCCGGGCGGGCAGCGTTGGACGATCTCGACCGAAGCGACTCGGTATCTCTACGTGTCCGTCCTGTTCGACTACCTCGAAGCGTCGGACGAGACGATCCGCGAGGTCGGCATCTTCGTGAACACCGAGCGCGAGGCGGGAGTGCCTGAAGGGCAACTGTACTTGACTCCCGAAGAAGTCGCCGACCCCGGATACTTACTCCTGCTCGACCGCTTCGCAGGCAAGGTTCGCTCCCCGAGCGAACGGCAAGGCTTCTCCTACGTTCTGGTGATCTGATGGCTTCCGATCCTCGCACGACCCTCCCCGCGTACATCAACACCTTCGACCGCGGGAAGGGCTTCCAGCGGCTCGCTGCGCACTACGACCGCTTCTTCACTTCCAACGAAGTGAACGTGATGCAGGAAATCGAGGCCGACCGCGTGAAGGCGATCGCCGACTCGTTCTGGCGTGACGGCTCACTCGTCAGCGGCGGCGCGATCGTGCTCGGCCCGATCACCAACGGCACCGTCGAGGCGCAACTGGCCGCGGCCAAGGTCTACATTCGTGGCGCGGTGCATGACATCGAAGCGCGCAACCTCGTCGTCTCGGCGGTGGGGACTGTCGTGATCGGTATCCGCCTGCGGACCTTCGTCGTCACTTATGAGGACGATCCGACGCTCAAGGGCCTCGCGCCCGGCACGCGCGCGCAGGGCGAGAAGGGCGCGTCCGCGCTCGTCATGAAGGGCAAGTGGGGATTCGACGGCGACGGCGAGGAAGGCGACTTCTTCCCGATTTACACCATCGTCGATGGTGAGATCGAGACGCCGACCGAGCCCGGCATGGACGACGCATGGATCAACCTGCTCGCGCGGTATGACCGCGAGGCGCACGGCGGCTACATCGTCGATGGCTTCCGCGTCCAGGCGCTCGGCCTCGACAACGGCAAGCAGGTCTTCACCATCTCCGAAGGCACGATCAACGTCTACGGCTACAAGCGCACGCGCCCGGCGTCCTACCGGCTGCGGGTCGATGAAGAGCCGGAGATCATGCTGATCGACGACGAGCCGCATGCCGTGGACTCCGGCGCGCAGACCGTCGTGGTGCGCTTCGCGCCGATCGCGGAGGTCGTTGAATGCACGATCATCGCCGAGAAGACCGTCACGCTGACGCATGGCGCGTATACCGGCGTGTCCGACGCCCTGCCCGACCCGACCGTGCTCTCGATCACCGAGATCAAGCAGGGCGGCACGACCTATGCCGCCACCGCAGACTACAAGCTGGCGGGCGCTGCGGTCGATTGGTCGCCGGGCGGTGCTGAGCCCGCGCCGGGCTCGACCTATACCGTCAAGTATCGCTACCTGACTAACGCCGAGCCGACCAACATCCAGCGCGACCGCTTCGACATCACGGGCGCTGCGGACGGCACCGTGGCCTACATCAAGTATCGGACCAAGCTGCCCCGTTATGACGCGGTGGTGGTCGATCAGGCTGGCGTGGTGTCTTACCTGAAGGGCATCAGTTCGCTCTATGCTCCGCAGGTGGTGCAAGTCGCGCCGACGCTGGTCAAGCTCGCGGATGTCTTCAACAATTGGGGGCTCGTTCCGACCGTCCGGCAGGTCGGCACCATCCGCATGCCCTTCTCCGATCTTCGCGGCCTCGAAAGCATGGTCACCGACCTCTACGCGCTCGTCGCGGAAGAGCGTCTTCAGCGCGACGTGGACCGTAAGGAAGTGTCGTCCAAGCGCGGCGTGTTCGTCGATCCGCTGCTCGACGACGACATGCGCGATCAGGGCATCGTGCAGACTGGCGCGATCTTCAACGGCATGCTCTGGCTCCCGATCGAGCCGACCGTCACCACGCTTCCGCTCCCCGATGTCAGCCTCTCGTACACGACCGAGTACGTGTTCGAGCAGCGGCAGATCACGGGCGAGTCCAAGATCAACCCCTACCAGTCGTTCGGCCCGCCGCCGACCGATGTCACGCTCAATCCGTCCGTCGATCTGTGGACCGACACGGTCGATATTTGGACCTCGATCAACACGGCCCGGCAGGTCGGATGGGGCTGGTTCAACTTCCGCACCGATGTCGATGTGCAAGAGCGCATCACCGGCAGCTTCACCGAGGCTGAAGAGATCATCCGCCAGCGCGCGGTCGGCTTCACCATCAACAAGTGGGGTCCGAACGAGGTTCTGACGAAGGTCACCTTCGACGACATCGACGTGACGCCGCCGGGCGAAATCCGCGCCGATGGCAACGGCACGCTCGTCTCGTCCTTCAACATCCCGGCCGGTGTGCCGGTTGGCGTGAAGCACGTTGCCTTCGAGGGCTTCGGCGGCTCGAAGTGCAATGCGCTCTACACCGCCTACGGTTGGTTGACCACCGTGTCGCATGAACGCAACACGATCACGACGCGCTTTTGGGCCAACCCCGGCGGCGACCCGCTCGCGCAGACCTTCCGTCTGCAACAGCCCCGTCAGGTGATCGGCGTCGATGTGAAGTTCACGAAGATCGGCGACCGCTCGAAGCCGGTGCGCGTGCAAATCCGCGAAGTCGAGCTTGGCATCCCGACCGAGAACGTGGTCGCCGAGGCCCTGATCGACATGAACACCGCACACGCGATCGACCCGCTCTCGATCTCGCCGCGCCAGGAAAGCGATTGGACCTTCGTGCCGTTCGATCTGCCGACCACGCTCCGCGAGGACCGCAGCTATTCGATCACGCTGCTGACCGAGGACGCCACTCACTCGGTCGCCATCGCCGACCTGGGCGGCTTCGACCAGATCAACGGATGGGTGACCAGCAACGCCTTCCCCGCCGGCACCTTCCTCGACGGCTCCGACTCCCGTACCTGGCTCCCGAAGCCGGGCCGCTCGCTGACGTTCCGTCTGCGCTGCGCCAAGTTTGCGCCCGCGAGCCGTCTGATCGAGGCCGGCACCGTCTCGGTGGTCAACGCCACCGATCTGATGCCGCTTGTCGTTCTCGAACGCCCCGAGGGCACCGCAGTCGAGTTCGAGTTCGAGGCACCGGACGGGACCAAGTACATCACCGGCCCGGCCGTCAACGTGCAGCTTCCGAACGCGATCACGGGCGACGTGAAGGTTCGCCTCCGTCTGACCGGCACCGCGGCTCTCTCGCCGCTCATGATGCCATACATTCAGGTCGTGGCCGGCGCGATCCAGTCCGAGGGCGACTACGTGACGCGCGCCTTCGAGGCCGGCACCGACTCGAAGATGCGTCTGATCGTGGACGTGTACCTGCCATCGACCTCGACCTTCGTGGCCAAGATGCAGACCGGCGACATCGCCGGAGAGCCGGTGTGGTCCGATCCGGTGCTTGAGCGCGCTATCCCGCTCGGCGACGGCTGGGAAGAGCGCCAGTACATGATCGACCACGTCGATATTGCCGTGTCCCGCGCGAAGGTGATCCTCGGCGGCGGCCCCGCTGCTCGGCCGAACGCTCGGAACGTCCGCGCGGTCGCCGTGCAGTCCACCACCGGAGCGTAACCGATGCCACAGGACAATACCCCGGTTCGCGGCTACGCACTCCCGCACCCCGACAACATCGCGCGCGACGACGCCGCGCGCATCCGTGCGGCGATCCAGGCGATCGACGCCGACGTTGCCGCGGCGCTTACCGAGGCGGCCGAGGACGAAGCGGGCCGTGTCCGCCTCGCCACCGAAGCAGAGGCCGCCACGGGCACCGCGAACGATGCGGTGCTCACCGTGAAGCGCACGAAGGACATGATCGTGGCGCTGCTTGCCGTGCTCGAAGATGCGGTCGGCGGCCTCGCCAGCCAGACGACGGCGGACAAGGCCGCCATCGAGGGTGAGATCGACGCGCTGTCCGATGCCGTGACCACCGGGCTCGCGGCGCGCGTTCTGGTCGCAGGCGGACAGACTCTCAGCGGCGGCTTCGACACCACCGGGCTCGAAACGGTGATGGCGGGCGGCACCTTCACGCCAGCGCCGAAGTCAGCGACGATCCAGAACGTCGTCAACCGCGGCGCGCATTCGATCGCCCCGCCAGCAACTATCTGCACGGTTGTCGTCCAGTATTGGAACGACACGGCGGCTGGCGCACTGACCGCAAGCGGCTTCACGAAGGTTACCGGAGCTACGTTTTCGTCGGCAAGCGGTGCGGGCCACGTCCTGTTCGTCACGAAGACGAAGGATTACTCGCACCTTCACATCGTCGCGATGCAATGACCTTCCCGTTCCCGTCGATCTGTCCCGGCAACTCGAAGCCGCTTCCGTTCGCATTCAGCAATGCGGCGAACGTCACCATCAACTCGATGGTGACGAGCAACACGATCACGCCGATTGGTTACGATAGCCCGGCGCTCGTTGTACCGACCGGCTGCGAGTACAGCATCAACGGCGGGGCGTGGACTTCGCTCGCGACGTTCATTCAACCCGGCCAGACCATCACCATTCGGGCCACTGCACCTGCCGCTTGGTCAAGCTCTCGGCAAGTATCGATCTCGATCGACACCACCGCGACCACTTGGACGATCACCACCGGGTCGGTCAGCGGCGGCGCATGGGATACCGGATGGACGGCTGGCGAGTGGGACATCTGGACTCCGACGTTCTTCAACTGGTTCCGCGTCCAGTTGTGGGCTCCTGGCGGCGGTGGTGGTGGCGGCGGTGGCACTGGAAATCCCTCCGGAAATGGCGGCAATGGCGCAGCGGGAGCGCACGCTCAATTCGCCTACAGTGTGACCGCTTATGGCGGAGGCGGCGGCGGAGGCGGCGGCGGCTGGAACGCAGGTGGATTCGCCGGCGGTGCAGGCTCTCCGGGTACTGCCGTTAATGGGGACAACAACGTCACTGGTGGCGGAGCGCCCGGCGGAGGTGGCGGTAGTGGCGGCAATGGAGCACCCGGCTCGTTCACGCGCGGAGGCGACGGTGGCACTGGCGGCGCGGGCGGCTACACCATCAAGACGTACTATTGGGCGCAGATCGCCGCCAGCTCTCCCTACCACGTCGCGGTGTTCGGCCCTGGCGGCGGAGGCCCTGGGGGAAGTAGCCCGTATCTCGTAGGCGGAAATGGCGGAACTGGCGGCTACGGCCGCTGCTACATCGATTGGGGATAGAACATGCAAGTCCAAGGTTTCGCTCTCATCAACTCTGTTAACGGTCAAGAGCTCGCGTGGTGGCCTTCACTGCCGGAAAGGATTGACGTTCCCGGCTCGACGGTTGTCGTTTTCGGAGCAACTGAGGCGTGGTCCTCCGACGAATACCGCATCGAGGTCCGCGCTCGGGAGCAGGCGGACCCGCCGGACATCGATCCGAATCTTCCGGCTCCCGTGGTTCCGATCTCCCGCCGGCAACTGCTTCTCGAATTGATGGCGCAAGGGATTATCAGTTCGACCGAGGCCGTTGCAGCCGCGCAAACCGGGGCGGTCCCGTCGCTGATCCAAGAGGCGTTCAACTCGCTTCCGGAGGTCGAGCAGCCGGCGGCGGCGATCACCTGGGCGACGATGTCCCAGGCCGAGCGTCAGCACCCGCTGATCCTACTCTTGCAAGCGCAACTCGGGCTCACCGACATCGAGGTTGACGAGATGTTTCGCTCGGCGTTGCTGCGCTAACAAGAGATACCGAAACGGTCCCGACGCGGTGTTAGTCACTCGGTAGGCTTTGCTCAATCCCAAGACGAGGATTGAGAACAAATGTCCCTTACCGATTTTCTGCACGGCGTCGAGACTGTCGTCGTTGACCGCGGCCCCCGGCCGATCCAGACCGTCCGCTCGTCCGTCATCGGATTGATCGGCACCGCGCCCGAGGCGAACGATGTCGCCTTCCCGCTGAATAAGCCTGTCCTCGTCAACCGGCGTCAGGCCGCGGCGATGATCGGCAGCACCGGCACCATCCCGCAGGCTATCGACGCGATCTACGACCAGGGCGGTGCCCTGATCGTTGTCGTTCGCGTCGAGCACGACGACGACGAGAACGAGCAGATGTCGAAGATCATCGGCGGCGTGGATGCCGTGACTGGTGATTTCTCCGGCATCCATGTGTTCCGCGCGGCCGAAGCCGAGTGCGGCGTGTCGCCGATGATCCTGATTGCGCCGGGCTTCACGCATCAGCGCCCGATCGGCGTCTCCGGTCACGTCGTCACCGACGACGGCGACGGCTACACCTATGCGACGGTCACGTTCGAGGGCGGCGGCCTCGGCGCAGTTCTTCCGACCGCCGACGTGGTTCTGGTCAACGGCAAGGTCACCGGGCTCGACTTCAAGTCGCTCGGCTACGGGATCGTCTCGCCGGTCACCGCGACCATCAACGGCGACGGTGCCGGCGCGTCGATCACCATCCAGACCGGCGCTGCCGCCAACCCGGTCGTCGGCGAACTGAAGCAGCTTGCCGACGCCATGAAGGCGCACATCATCGCCGATGGTCCCTCGACGACCGACGCGGCGGCGTTCGCCTATCGGAACGACCACGGCACGCGCCGCGTGTTCGTCGTCGATCCGAAGGTCTCGGGCTGGTCGGTGAAGTCGAGCACCTATGCGCTCGAACCGGCGTCGCCGCGCGTTGCCGGCCTGATCTCGCGCGTGGACAACGAACTCGGCTTTTGGGAGTCGCCGTCCAACAAGGAAGTGTACGGCATCGGCGGTCTCGGCCGTCCGATCGACTACGCCTACGGCGACAAGAACAGCCGCGCGAACATCCTCAACGAGAACCAGATCGCGACGTTCATCCGCGACGACGGCTGGTATCTGTGGGGCAACCGCACCTGCTCGGCCGATGAGAAGTTCGCGTTCCTGTCCGTGTCGCGCACGTCGGACATGATCGACATCTCGATCGCGAAGGCTCACCGCTGGGCGGTCGATCGCGCGATCACGAAGAACTACTTCGAGGACGTGACGGCCTCGGTTCGTGCCTACATGCGCCAGTTGCGCGTGCGCGGTGCGATCCTGGGCGGCGACTGCTGGGTCGATCCGGAGTTCAACACCGAGGCCGATATCACTCAGGGCCACGCGACGTTCTCCTACGACTTCACCCCGCCGTATCCGGCCGAGCGCGTGACCTTCCGGTCGCATCTCGTCTCCGACTACATCCGCAACCTCTTCGCATAACGGGGGAACAAGATGTACCCGCGCGTCCTTCGCAACTTCAACACCTTCATCAACGGGGTCGGCTACGCCGGTCGCGTGTCCGAGGTCGAACTGCCCGAACTCAAGGTCAAGACCGAAGAGTATCGCGGCGGCGGCATGGACGGCGTCGCCGAACTCGACATGGGCTTGGAGGCGCTGTCCGCCAAGTTCACGTTCGGCGAGTACGCCGAGTCGGTCCTCGGCCTGTGGGGCAATCTGGATGGCAACGCTGCGCGCATCCAGCTTCGCGGCGCTCTTCAACGCGATGGCGAGGCCGCCGTCCCGATGATCGTCGATCTGCACGGCGGCTTCAAGACTTCGACCCTCGGTAGCTGGAAGGCCGGCGATCTCACTCAGAGCGAGAACGAGATGGCGATCCGCTACATGAAGATTCAGATCGGCGAAGCTGTCGTGGTCGAAGTCGATATCGACAACATGATCCGCATCGTCAACGGCGTCGATCAGTTGCTCTCGCAACGCGCCGCGATGGGCATGTAACCAATCCGCCCGTGCCGTCTCGGCGGCGCGGGCTCAACCTGAGAAGCGGGAGAAGACCCTTGTTCGATACCGACGAAGCGAAAGAAGTCGAGACCAAGAAGAAGGACATGCGTCCGCAGGCGGAAATCACGCTCGATTTCCCCGTGACGGTCGATGCCACGGAATACAAGACGCTGACGATGCGCCGGCCGAAGACCAAGGACTCGGTCAAGGCCGCGAAGATGCGCAACGTGACCGAAGTCGAGCGCGGCATCCTTCTGCTCGCCGACCTGTGCGGCGTCGCGCCGAACGTGATCGGCGAACTCGACGAGATCGACGCCATCAAGCTCAACGAGCAGTTGGAGGCTTTTCGTGGGGGTCAGTCGAGCTAAGCGATCTTCGCAAGGCGATACTGACCCTGATCCGACTGTCTAAAGGCGGCTTCACGCTGCACGAAGTCGAGGAAATGTACCTCGACGACTTCTTCGGTTGGCTTGAGGACGCAACTGCTCTTCAGGCCGACATCAACAAGGCGATGAAGGGCAAGAAGTAATGGCGACCGGCTTCTCCGTATTCGTCAACATCGGAGGCAAGGTCAGCCCGAGCCTCGCCAACGCCGTCAACGCTGCGAAGAACCAAGTCCAAGGTCTCGGCTCTTCGCTCGCTGGCATCGGCGCGCGGATCAACGCCCCCTTCGTCGCGATCAATAAGCACATCGATTCCACCATGAAGCGGTTCTCGGACGTGCAGCGACGCGGCCGAGACCTTTCACTCGCGGTTACGGCGCCAACCGGCCTGCTTGCTCGGAACGGCTACAACACCGTACTCGGCTTCGAGAAGGAATTGAACAAGGCGCAAGCCTACGGTGAACTGTCGGACAAAGAGCGCGAGCGCGTCGAGGACAACGCGCGAGAGATGGCGCGCCTCGGCCTTTCGAGCGCCAGGGAGGCCGTAGAGCTTCAGCGCCGCTACATCCAAGCAGGTCGATCGGTTTCGCAGGCCATCGGCATGACCAAGCCGACCTTGAACTTCTCCCTGTATGGCGATGTCGAGCCGGCGAAGGCGGCCGACGTGATCACGTCCGTCGCCGCGGCCTATCGCCGGCCGATGGAGACTCTTGAGCAGGCCCAGCAAGTAGCAACCCGCATCGGCGACGTTCTGGCGAAGGGCGCGAACATCTCGCGCGCCGACGTGTCTGATTTCGCCGAAGGTTTCAAGTACGCCGCGCCGCTGGCCTCGATCGCCGGCATGTCGATCGAGCAGTTGGCCGCGGCAATCGCCACCATGAATCAGAACGGCCTGAAGGGCAACGAGGCCGGCGTCGCGATCCGCTCGATGCTCGTCCGCATGGTCAAGCCGACCGCTGCCGCCCAGGCGGCGTTGGCGCAGTACGGCCTTTCGTTCGAGCAGTTCGTCAAGAAGTGGTCGAACTTCAACGCGACCGAACTGCGCGGCGTGCTCGCACTCAAGGGCATCAATGCGCCTCAGAAGCTCGTCGATTCGATCCAGTCCGCCGTCAAGGATATGGACCCGCAGACGCAAGCGAAGGAAATCCGCGAGAAGATCACCGGCATGCTGGTGAAGGGGATGAACCTGAAGCCTCGCGACGGCAAGATCGTCGCGAAAATGGTCACCTCGTTCCTCGGCAACATGGCCGAGCAGGTCGATGCCAACGCACTGATCGAGGCGCTGGAAGCTAAGGGAGTCTCTCTCGGCGCAATCGCCAACTTGTTCGATGTGCGCCAGGGCGCGCGACTGTCCACCCTGTTCAACGGGTCGATGTACCAAGACTTCTTGAAGGCGATCAACGACAACGGGACCAACGGCGCTTCAGAGCGTGGCGCGCAGACGATGCTGAAAGGCTTCTACGGCGCTCACCTTCGGTTCAAGTTCGCATGGGATAATCTCTGGATCAGCATCGCTCGTTCCGGCGTCCTCGACGTTGTGACCTCGATGCTGTTGAAGATGGCGAACACCCTCAACGACATCGCCAAGTCGAGCCCCGCCGCCCTGCGGATCGGAGCCGGACTCGCCGCCGCTGCGGCAGCGGCCGGTCCGTTGCTGTTCGTGCTCGGCGCTCTCGGCCGTGTCGCTGCCTTTGCGCTGAAGGGGCTCAGCGCCGGCCTCATGCTGTTGCTCGCGCCGATCGGTATGGCAGCGCGTGGTATCGTCGGGCTCACCGCTGCGCTCTCTGTGGGGCTTGTGGCGGGCTTGGCGCGCCTGCGGGCGATGGCGGTCGGTCTGGCACTGCTCGGCTCTGTCGGCGGGTCTGGCGCTGTCCTGGGAGCCCTGGGGGCGAGCCTGCTTGCGTTTGGCAAGTCGCTGCTCTTGTTCCCCCTGACCGTCCTGCGCGGCATTGGCTCGGCGCTGATGATGATCGTTGCCAACCCTGTCGGCGCTGTGATCACGGCGCTCGTCGCCGCGCTCGCGGCCCTCGGGGTTTGGGCCTACAACAATTGGGATGGCATCAAGAGCTTCTTCGCCGGCTTCGGCCAGGGCTTCATGGAAGGACTCGGCCCGGCGGCCGGAGTGGTCACGACCATCTCCGATGGACTCTCGTCGGTCTACAATTGGCTGAGTCAACTGCTCGGCCCGCTGTCGTCTTCCAACGAGCAGTGGAACTCTTGGGGGCAGACGGTCGGCGGCGTGGTGGCGTCCGGCATCAACGCCGTGATCAGCGGCATCCAGTCGTTGATTGGCTTCTTCAGCACGGCGATCGGCAAGGCCGTGGCGCTCGGCAACGCCATCCGCGGCATGTGGGGCGGCGGTGGCGCTGCCGCGGCCCCAGCGGCTCCCGCAGCACCCCTGGCCGGCGCTCGCGCCCTGGGCGGCCCTGTGAGCTACGGCAAGCCCTATCTCGTTGGTGAGCGCGGCCCCGAGCTTTTCGTGCCCGGCGCAAGCGGCCGGATCGAGACGAACGACACCTTGCGCCGGCTGACGGCGGACGGCGCGTCGGCCGTCGCCGCGTCCTCGTCGAGCTACAGCGGATCGCAGAGCAACAGCGCGACCATCTCGATCCAAGTCGCCGGCAACGGTGACCCCGACCAGATCGCCCGCGAAGCCGAGGCGGCGGTCTACCGCGCGTTCGCCCGGCTCGAGTCCGAGCAGCGCGGCCTCTTGAGTGATTGATCATGCAGAGCACCGTCCTACTCGCGCTTGGATCGTACCGCTTCGCGGTCAACAACGGCGCGTATCAGAAGCTCAAGCGCAAGACCGAATGGCGCTGGCCCGACCTCGATCGCATCGGCATGGCTCCGGCGTCGCAGTACGTCGGCCCCGGTAAGGACTGCATCACGATCGATGGCGTGATCCATCCGCACTATCGCGGCGGATTGCGGCAGATCGACCAGATGCGAGCGCAGGCCGGTCTCGGCCAGCCGTTGCCGCTCACCACCGGCTTCGGTCGGTATCTCGGCCTCTTCTGCATCGTCTCCATTGACGAGGGCCAAGAGACCTTGATGTCGGACGGCGCTCCGAAAAAGGTCGAGTTCACGATCGAACTGAAGGCGTATGCGTGATGGAGCAGTACACCACCATTGAGGGCGACACGGTCGATCTGATCGCCTACCGGCGCTTCGGAGTGACTCATGGCGCAACCGAAGCGATCCTGCGCGCCAACCAGGGCCTCGCCGCAGCCGGCACGCGCCTGCCGCAGGGGATGGTCATCAACATCCCGAACTACACCGTGAAGAAGCAGAGCGCAGCCGTGAGGATTTGGTCGTGACGCCCGCCGCCCGTATCATGCTCGACGGCATCGACATCACCGCGAACCTGATCCCCGCACCCTTCGGCATGCCTCTGGAAGGCGGCGGTCGGGTCATTCCCGGCGGCGTGCTCGGCTTCGGCCAAGGCCCCCTGCTCTCGATCACCGTCAGCGACTACGAGGGCAAGAAGTCGGACACCTGCGAGCTTGAGCTTGACAACCGCGAGTACATCCCGTCGCCGGGCAAGGGCTCGAAGATGCGCGTCTGGCTCGGCTATGCCGAGACCGGTGTTAACTACATGGGAACCTTCTCGATCGACTCCTGGCGCAAGAAGGGTCGGCCGAAGATCATGACGGTCACCGCCAAGGCGGCAGGCTTCACGACCGGCATCAAGGCCCCGAAATCGCGCTCCTATCACGACAAGAGCGTAGACGACATCGTGAAGTACATCGCCGGGCGCAACGGCCTGTCCGCGATCGTCAACGGTGAGGTCGGTGGCATCAAGCCGGGTCATCTCGACCAATCGAACGAGAGCGACTTGAACTTCCTCACGCGCCTCGCCGATCGGGTCGGCGCGAATTTCAAGCTCGCCGACGAGCGGATCATCTTCAACAAGGCCGGCTCCGGCGTTCTGCCGAGCGGCGGGGCGGCTCCCAGCTTCATCCTCACCGAGACCGGTACGACCGAATGGGACTGCACCGGCTCGACGCGCGGTGACTACCAGTCGGTCGCGGCGGCCTACCACAACGTCAAGAAGGGCGAGCGTGAGTGGATCGAGGAAGGCGGCGGGTCTCCGAAGTATCGTCTGCGGAAGCTCTTCAAGACCAAGGAAGAAGCGAAGGCCCAGGCCAAGGCAACGAAGGGCGCTTTGGCGCGTGGCAAGAAGGTCTTCAGCGCGAGCTTCCCCGGCCGGACCGAGATGTTCGCGGGCGCTGGGATCACGGCGATGCAATTCGACCCCGACTGCGACGGCTCCTACACGATCAAGTCGGCCATCCATCGCTTGAACAATAGCGGGCTTTCGACGCGCATTTCTTGCGAAACGGCCGGCGAAGGCAGCGACAATTTTTGGGGCGGTGGCGGCGAGTGATCGGCTACTCGAACAACCCCGCATAATCGTTCCGGCTCAGCGACAATGCTCTCAACACATCTTGGAGAGCAGCATGTCGATCACGATCAGCAAGGGCCTCGGCTTCCAGAATGGGCGGCAGCTTCGCTTCGTGCGTAGCCCGAACATCGGCGGTAAGCTCCGTCCCGAGTACATCGTCATCCACGACACCGCGTCCGGCCTCACCGATAGCGGTGACGTTTCCTGGCTGACCAATCCCGCGGCGAAGGTCTCGGCGCACGTCGTCGTCGCCCGCGACGGTCGGATCACTCAGCTTGTGCCGTTCAACGTCGTGGCGTGGCACGCCGGCCAGTCCGTCTGGAAGGGCCGGAAGTTCCTCAACGGCTTCGCGATCGGCATCGAGATCGACAATCCTGGCAAGCTCCAAAAGGTCGCCGATGGCGTCTACAAGAGCGCCGTCTGCACCATCGACACCAATAAGGACCCGTCGCTGGTCGTGAAGTACGCCAAGACCGCGGCGCACGGTGCCGGCTACTGGCTCATGTACTCCGACGCGCAGATCGAGGCCGTCAAGGAACTCTGCGCTGCGATCTGCGCCGAGTACCAGATCAGCGACATCGTCACGCACTGGATGATCTCGCCGGGGCGGAAGATCGACACCAACCCGCTCTACCCGCTCGACGATCTGCGCAACGCGGTCTTGCGCCGGCATCAGCTTGGCTTCGCCGATCTGTCCGTCGAGCCCGAGCGCACCGACACCGACGAGGGCGGCGAAGAGCCGGTCACGCTCGATCCGCCGGAGGCGAAGCGGGACGAGAGCGCAGGCGGCGTCAGCAAGATCAAGGCGCTGATCAAGTCCAAGCTCACCTGGGGCGGTGGCGCGTTCTCCAGCCTCACCCTCTCGTCCTTCACGGGTCTGCTCACCGATTGGCGCGTGATCGTCGCGCTGGGAGTTTTCATCCTGATCGCCTTCGCGATTTTCCTCTGGATCGAGAAGGACTGATGAACGGCTTCCTTTGGACCCTCGCCACTTCCGACGTGACCCTGGCAGCGCTGGGGATTCTGATCCTCGCCGCGGCCGTCGTCGGGTACTTCCCGATCGTGAGTAGCATTCCGGCGCTGAAGGGGTACGTCACCGCAGCGCGCATTGCGGTGCTGCTCTTCGTCGGGGCCGCCGCCTTCCTGATCGGCTTTCGCGTAGCGGATGATCGAGCGGAAGCGGCGGCCCTGCGGGAGAAGATCGCAAGCGCGGAAGGCGTCATCCGAATGAAGAACGCCGAGATTCGCATCACGCAACAGATGGCCGAGCAGGCCGACGCCGAGCGGAAGGCCGCCGCTCAGCGCGCCAAAGATGCACAGGACGAAATCAATGCCTACGCCGAACGTCTCAAGGCTCGCCCGAACGCTGCTTGCCTGCTCACTTCTGACGACTTTTCTGGCGGCGTGCGCAACGACGCAAGGCGTTGAACCGCCGCCGAAGCCGACGCTCCCTCACGAGTCCACCGTTGTCCCCGATCCGGTGACGCCGCCCGTGGTTCGTCCCGGTATGGACGCGCGCGTGGCATGGAAGCTCGAAGAGGCGGCGCGCGTCGAGGCGAACAAGCGTCTCGGCACCGCCCGGCAGAACGTGCGACACCTTCGGATCGAGTACGCCAAATGATCACCATCGAAGAGGGCGTCGTCCTCGGCATCGTCGGACTGCTCGGCTCGGGCATCGGCGTGGTGGTGCGCAACGCTGTGCTTCACACCAAGAATGAGGCGTCGGCCAAGGCGGGGCAAGCAATCGCCAACGAGGCGAAGGCGGCGGCGGCCGAGGCTCAACGTCTCGCTGCCGCCACCGAACGCGATCTCGCGCAGTTCCGCGAGAAGGTCGCGCAGGAATACGCGACGGTCCAACTGATCGACCGCATCGAAGAGCGGCTTGTCGGCGCGCTGGATCGCATCGGGGCGCGGTTCGATCAGTTCCTTATGAGTCAGAACGGGAAGAAGTAATGACGGCGACCAATAAGAAGCGCAAGGAAACCATCGAGGCGTGCCTGCGCGAGGGCTTCGCGCCATGGCGCTCGAAGAGCCGCGGTAAGGGCTCGGCGGTGGCCGAGGCTGGCCGGCGGCTCAACCTCAACCGGCAGGCCCTGCCCGATTGGTGTATCTCCCAGGCGGCCCTGGCCGAAGCCGGCAAGCGCAACTGGCTCCCCGACTGGTCTCTCTATGTCGAACCGGCCGCCGCCAATGACAACACGCCCCAGGCTCGCCGCGAGCTTCACGATAGCGCGTACTGGCGGCACCGCGCGCACGGCGTCGAGAAGGAATTGGCGGCCGTCGAGCGCATGCTTGAAGAGATTGGCGGCCTTCGCAATCTCGACGTGCAGCCCCCGGAGTGGGTGCTGAAGCACGGGACCGGCAAGCGCAACCGCGCGGTGCTCTCGATGCTCTTCACCGATTTGCACCTGGGCGAAGTGATCGACCCCGACGAAATCCTCGGGCTCAACGCCTTCAATCCCGAGATCGCCGAGCGCCGCGCGCGCCGGTTCTTCGAGGCCGCGTGCGAGATCGGTCCGCGCTGGGCGTCTGACTGCAAGGTCGAAGGTCTGCTTCTCAACCTGGGCGGCGACCTGATCTCGGGCGACATTCACGAAGAGCTTCGGATCACCAACGCGCTCACGTCGCATGAACAGGTTCGGATGGTCGTGGCGACCATCGTCTCGGGCATCAAGTTGCTGCTAAAGGTCTACAAGCGCATCCACGTCCCGTCTGTGCCGGGCAATCACGCGCGCACCACGTTCAAGCCGACCGCGAAGCTGTACTCGAAGCTGTCATACGACACGCTGATCGCGCAGATGGTCGCCGACCACTTCCGCGATGATCCGCGCGTCACCTTCCAGATCACCGCGTCGAATGACGCCATCATTCCGGTGCTCGGCTACACGGCCTTCCTGACGCATGGCGACAAGATGGGGACCGGCGGAGGCCAGGGCTTCGCCGGTCCGCTGTTGCCGATCGTGCGCGGCACCAAGAAGGTCGAGGCGCAACAGGCGCGCGCGCAGCGGCGGCCCGATATCATCATGCACGGCCACTACCACCATTCGGCCAACCCCGGCCCGGTGTTCTCGAACGGCGCATTCCCCGGCTACAGCGAATACGGCAACGGCCTGCGCGCTTCGCTCGAACTGCCGCAACAGTGGTTCTTCCTGATCCATGAGACCTGGGGCGTGCGCGAGCGGTGCGAGATCAAGCTGGAAACGCCGGCCGTGCCGAAGCGCCCGACGAGCGCGATGCCGAAGGAGATGGCGTCGTGATCCTCGTCTTCGCTTTCCTGTTCTGTCTGGCTCAAGAGCCGGGCGTCGCCGCCTTCCTGCTCTTCCTCCATTGGGTGATGTCATGGTGAAAGTGATTGGGGACTACGTCTGGAATCTGCTTCTCGCCATCGACCAGCTTGGCAACGCCCTGGCCGGCGGATGGCACGACGAGACCATTTCGAGCCGGGTCGGTAAGTCGATCCTGGCCGGCGGCTGGGCCTCGAAGGTGTGGTGGCCGCGCTGGCTGCGCGATCACTGGCTCGACTCGGTCGAGCCCGACGAGGGCTGGCCGTCATGAGCACGCGCGAGACGACGGCGCTGATGGCCCTGGCTGGCGTCAGCGGGCTTGCGCTCATGGTTATGGCCGGCTCGCTGGTATGGATGTGATCGCCATGAGCGTTGACGCGATCCTCATCGCCGGCATGCTGATCACGGCCGCGGTGGTAGCTGCGGCCTATTGGCGGTCGCTGGGGCGATCCTAGTCCGCCTTCACCGTCTCGGCAGGAATCCAGAGGCACGGTCCGGACTCGCCACTTCGCACGGCGCATTTTGCTTCGGCGCCGCCGTGAATGATGCTGACGCGCTCTTCGATCGTGAACGGCTTGCACCCCTTCGGCTTCGAGACCTTCCATGCCGCGTCGTACCCCTTGCTTCGCCAGATGGCGTTGCCGGCGCGCGTGTCGGTCGCGCTCGGGCACCCGAAGACGCTCGTCCGCATCGTCCCCATCGGCGCTGCCGCGGCCGTACAGGCGCTCGCGGCCGTCAGGACGGCGACGACAAGGGCTACTCGAATGGTCATGTGGCGGGGCTCCCAGGCGCTACAGTGGGTTCGTTCCGGAAACAACGGATGGAGCGGAGAGATGAAGATGTAAAGCCCCTCGCCTGTTGAGTGGTTCCATTGTTGAGGATTTGGGAAACGGCGAACGATCTGACGGCGGCCTTCGTACCCGCCGGGCACATAAAAAAGGCGGCACCCACTTCGCGGTCCGCCTCCCCATCAGCCTAAGAGATCACGCCGCGCCATGGGCGACATGGCATAACCGAGACCCGCCGGGGAGACCCGCGCGGGTCTCTTGATTCAAAGATCGCGCTTCAGCTTGCGCCGGCCCCAATGGGGGTCCTTTCGCCGCGGATCGTAGACCGGCGACCCCTTCGGGTTGAGCGCCGCCATGATCCCCATGCGGGCGAAGTCGGTGGGGCCGTTGTGCTCGACGACGACCAGTAGGGCCTCGATCGCCGCCTGCCACGCGGTCGTCTGTGCGGTCGCCTCGGGCAGCGCCAGGATATAGCGCCGGGCGTCGGCGAGCGTGCGGAGCGGCTTCCCTGCCGGCACCGGGATCGGGTCTCGGAAGGGTCTGCGCCAGGACAA